CTTGTTCATTCTTCATTGATGAAGAGTAAAAATAATCTTCATTTTCTGCGGCAAATTCATTGTCAATAATGTTTGACTTAACCCACCTTGAGTAATTCTGTGGCGCAAGTTCTAAAAACTGATACAATTTTCTTGCTGTTGTCATTCCCTTATCATCAATTCCTAATTCAACCTCAATGGGTGTCTTGTAGTTCATATCCTGTGTATTACTTATAGTTTCTAATAACATTGTTTATTCCTCCAACTGTTGATGATTATTATTATGCCCAGAATGCTGTTAAATCATCATAGAGGAATAACTCTATAAGCTAGTGCATTTCTTATACTTTGCTAACTCCTCTTCAAGCTCACGGATTTTATTCACCGCTTCATCATATGATTTAACCATTTTGTCATATTGCCATTCTGGAATCATAATTGATTTGAAACTCATTGGTGCTGTCATAATATTTCCTCCTGTGAATAAAGCTGTAATACAGAGATTGTTTCATCTTTTGTATAATCGCTATCTATTTTTTATCGTGCTTTTGGTTATTTTATTTGTATTTTATTTTTTGTTACAATCTCTATATTGTCTGCTTGCAATCCCATTAGAAACATAGTAATATATTTATGTTCCCTGTGGAATTGGCAAGAGTAGTTGTTTATCGTGCTTGGTTACAACTACTCTTTTTCTTTAGCTAAAAGCAGATGTATTCCTCTTCTGATAGCTTCACCTTTTGTGATATCGTGCTGTTCACAATAGATTTTCAGCTTTCTTTCTGTTTCTTCATCAAGTCTGATACTAAATCTACTTGACTTCGGATTATCAGCTTTAGGTCTGCCTGCTGGTGACATAAACATCACTTCCTTTCTTGTCACACCTTTATTATATTTATGTCACACCTTATTGTCAAGCATTATTTTAAAATATTTTTTCACTAGCCAATATTCAGTTATCAATGTGCAAAAACAGGCTATGAATATTGCTACCCATAGCCTTTAGAATCATATCTTAGATACAAGAGTACTTAACTTTGTTCTAAGTAAGTTCTTCTCCTCTGCCGACATATCAGTCACCATACCTGTGATATCGCTTGCGAGTTCCTTAGTGTAGCTGTCAAGTGACTTCATCTTGTGTTCCTTATCTTCTGGTGTATTATTCTTATGCATTTCCTTAGTCTCTGTGTAGTTTCTCTTTGCCCTGTCATAGCCGCTTTCGTTCATTGGCTCTGTATAGTACATCTTGCCATAATCCCTATCCATATCCCTCATACGCTCTACTTCTGGGTACATGTGCATATAAGGCGGTTCTTCATATCCTCTGCGGTATGTTCCTTTGCCTTTTGGGGCAAATCTGCCATTCGCATAGCGATATTGGTCGTAATATCTTCTACCACTTTCTTCGCCATATTCTGCCTTAAGACTTCTTAAGAGTTCTTTATCGTACTCTTCTTCCTCTTCATCAGCCTTTTTCATAGACTTAACGATAACTGCACGATATTCAGCTTCACATAAATCCTTAATCATATCCACAGCTTCTGACATTTCCTCAACATTTACATTTTCAATGCCCTTATCAAGTTCAGATAGTGTCTTTTCGGTAAGGCACTCAACCATTTTGTGTATTCTTTCAATATGCATAACGTCAAGCCTCCCTTACTGCGATTAAGTTGCTGTTCTGCACCTCAACAGCCTGTGTAGATGTATTTTGCACCGCTACTGTACTGCAACAACCACAAGGCACATCAACGTATGCCTGCGCTGAAACGTTAAATAAATTTTGTACTGCTGCCGGAGTAACTATCATTCGTGTTGACTGTAAAGGCTCTCCGTCTACTGCAATAGCAAGTGATATAGCTCCAACTGTACCGCCTGTAGGTATCTGAATGTTTCCACTATAAGATACTAAAAATCTAGCCTTACACTGATTTGTGATACCTCTTAACTTTATAATTCCGCTTCCCTGTCTGTGGACTATACATTTGCTACCGCATACCGGTGTTTCTGTAAATGCAACATCTTCTCCGGCGGCAACTGTTTGTAATGCAATTCCTGTTATTTCCATTGTTTTACCTCTCTTTCATAAAAATAAGGGCAAACATTATAGTCTGCCCTTTGTGTTTGTAAGTAATACTGCTTAGCAGACATAATCGAGTTAAACTCAATTAAGATACTCAATTATTCATTTTTAGCAGCCGCATCCTGTATTGCAACCACATCCATAAGCATAAGCATTAGGATTAGGCACAACATAAGCTGGAATAGCCGTAGGATTTACAGAGTTGACAATCTGCTGTGTCTGTGCTGTCATTGCAGTAGTCAGAAGTGCATTCTGTCTATCCTGTGAAGCAGAAAGCTCAAGTTTCTGTACCTTATCTCTCAAATCTGCATTTTCCTTTGTACATAAGTAATCAAGAATAGCTCTTGTTCCTGCCTGCTGGCTGTCAATAATATCTCTTGTATTGTTGTTCATTGTGTTCTGTAAAGCACAAGTGTTAGTTGCTAAATTGTAATTAACTCCCTGAATAGCTTCTCTTGTCTCGCAGCAGCAGTTAGCAAGCTGTGCCTGTAATGCGTTTGTATTCTGCATATTGGCGACTGTATCAGCGTTAATAGCCTGTTGTATGCCGTAGCCTGTCTGCATGATATTTGTGTTAATACCATTAAAACCTGTGAGCATACTGTTGTTCATAGCATAAAAGCCGTCACAAAGTCCGTTAGAAATGCCATCTAACTTGCTGATAACTGCCTGATTGTCAAAACCTCTTTGTATAGCTGAATCAGTGTAGCCTGCGCCGTTGCCATTTCCACCGAAACCGCCCCAGCCGTTATTGCCCCAGCCAAAGATTAAGAGAATTACAATCCACCATGCACCATCGCCCCACATACCATCGTTATTACGATTATTGCCTGTTACTGCGGCAATATCTGCGAGACTAACTCCGTTTGAATTAAACATCTTGTTTACCTCCATTTATTTTATTAACAAATGGGATAACCGGTCATTATGTGCGCACAACCCAAAATGTCCTAATTCATCATACCCTTAATATCATTAAGGTTTATTCCTTGTGTATTCATAAAATTACTTAAAATTTGCTCTGCGCCTTGCGTGTTTCCACTGTTTATCTGATTAAGCAAGTTTTTTGCCATAGGATTTCCACGCTGTGCCGACTGTTGTAAACAATTCATTGCCATTTGCTGTGGATTCCGAATTGACTTAAGTTGATTTATAGTTTGAATTAACTGCTGATTCATTCTTCATCACCGCCCTTACTTTGAGTTCTTGATGTTTTTCTCTGTGTTCCTAAAGATTTATCAAATCTATTTTCCAACTGCCCTATTTTCTCCGATAATTCCTCAAACTTATTCAGAAATAGCTGTGTGCTTTCGTCTGATAGGGTAAATTTAGCGTTTTCTGTATTAGCCATAGAATTTACTGTCTGATTATCTTTAGGGGCTGTATAAGGCTTATACACAACCGTCTTAATTGTTCCGTCAGCATTCCAACCCTTAACATATATTTCCGACATATCCTGTTTTGGGAAAAATGCCATTGAGCCATCCATAGGCACTTCATTTGCATTAATATTTTCAACTGTCTGTACTATTCTTCCGTTAATGCCTGCTATCTGCTGTGGCATAGGCTGCTGATTCATCTGCATAGGCTGTTGTTGCAAGCTCTGCTGATAATTTTGCAAAAAGTTCATTCTATCCATATATGGATTTTGAGATTGCATATAAGAATTATTCATCATAGGCACTGCTTGATAAGGATTGTTCATTGTCTGCCTCCTCTAAAACTTCCTCGATTGCGTGGATAACAAGAGATAATGTCACTAAGTCAAGCTTTTGCAATTCTTCTTTGCTTAAGATTTTTTCTCTAACTTCATCAGAAAACATTCACACTACCTCTCTTTCTAACTTAATTTTGACATAAAAAAAGACGCTTATAGCGACACATAATAGACATGTGTACGACATATAAGCGACAATATTAAAATTATGCAATTATTAAAATGTGATAAATACGGCATTAGCACTTCCTATATGCCATGCCCATGGCATTAAGTTTCTGCTAAAAATTCTTTAATTGTATTTCAATATTTCCATTGACTATAACAATCCTATCTATTATAGTCTTAAGTATCATGTTTTTTTGTTTCTTGTCGACCTTATCCCAAATGTCGGCAAGTTTTTTTATGTTCTCATAAACAAACTCTTTTTTCTGTGTATTGATTGCACTTTTGCTTTCAGCAGCAATGTTTGATTTCATTTCTTTAATCTGCGATTCAAGCTCCTTAATCATTTCCAAGACAGTATCATTCCCATCAGCGTATAGATTATATAATCTTTTCAACTTAATCTGCTCTTTTTCAAGCTGCGATTGCATAATTTCAAGTTTTGTCGCCTTTTCCTTTGGCTTGTATGATGACAAATCAAGCGATATTTTAAGAATTTCTTCTTCTACTTGTTTCTCTATCTCGTCCGCCCATTCAAGCGAATTATTACAGCTTGCATTATAATTAGGCAGATATGAAAGTGATTTATTTCTTGAACAGCAATAAATCTTGTGCTTTTTACTGCCCCATTTTTGATAACGCATTTTGCAACCGCAAATGCCACAATAACATAATCCAGTCAGTAAATTAGGTTCGGTTATGCAGTAAGTTTTTGCTGAACACCTTGATTTTCTTAGCTCCAATCCAAGTTCAAACCTATCTTTATCAAAAACAGCTTCATGTTTGCCCTGATATATTTTACCCTTGTATGGTATCATTCCAATATTAACAACACTGGTCAAGATACTTCTAGTAACTAATTCTGATCTAAAGCCACAAATTTCCTTAATTTTCACATCTGAATAGCCGGATATGAATAATTCAAGACCTTTTCTCGCCTGTTCCGCATGTTCTGGAATAGGTATTAATATGCCTTGTTCCTTGCTGTAGGAATAACAATAAGGCAAGTTGCCTCCGCCGAACCAGTAGCCTTGTTTTACTCTTTCTAGCATACCGCCACGCATACGCAACATCATAGTATTTTTATCAAGCTGTGCAAATACAGCCATCATTTGAGTATATGCCTGTTCCATAGGACTATCATAATTCACGCTATCGTGAACACATTTAAACATGACATTATACTTTTGAAACACTTTCTCGATAAGATATATCCCATCAATCATATTTCTTGATAATCGGTCAAGCTTAAAAGCAACAACACAACTTACTCTTTTGCGGCTACAATCATTCACAAGTCTTTGAAGTTCCGGTCTATCCATATTTGTACCTGTGTAACCATCGTCAATATACCAATCTGTTATTACAAGCTCATTTTTCCTACAATAATTTTCAATGTCTCTTTTTTGGCTATCAAGTCCATTGCCCTCAACAGCCTGTTTTTCAGTAGATACTCTCATATAAGCAACACATTCCATATATTTTATCTCCTTATAATATAAATAAATGTGCCGCATTTATCACGTTCTACGGCACATTGTAACACATATTTACTTGTTGTCAATTATCTCTGCAATTATCTTTAGTAAGCTGTCTGAAAGAGTTATGTTTTCTGTTTTTACGTCTTCGCCATTTTGAGTAACCCTAATCATTTATAACCTCCAACTTACTTATTTTCTTTTTAATTTTGTTTATCTTGCGATTGACTGTTCTATCACACACGGACAGCCGCATAGCAATTTCTGTAATGCTTCTGCCTTGTGATAGTAACTTGAATATTCTCAATTCTTCTTCTGTAAAATTGGCATTTTTAATTATCTCATCAAGTTCCGGCTTAGTCAGTTCTGAAAACTTCATAAGCCAATCTCCTTATTTAAACTTAATATGTTCTATTCCTGTTTCTTCGTATAACTGATTAACAAGCTCCTCTGCTGTGAATAATCCGTCATTGTAGTTATCTATAAGTACTTTAAGCTCTTTTTGTACTTTTGTTAATCTCTGCTGTCCGAAACCGAATTTATCATGCAGCACCCATAAAATTAATATTAATGCTGATTCAAAATTTTTCTTCTGCTGTTCATTACTAATCCTATTCATCTGAACACGTAACATTTGCTCCTTAAACTTTTTCTGTTCTGACTTACTCATACATACTCCTTATTTATCAAGTATTTTGACAATTTTCTTTATTATTTTTTGTACTGAAACTTGGTTTTGAACATTTTCTTCTAAAACTTTTTGCATTTCTTTCAGAATTAAAGTGTGGATATGCATTGAGTACTCTAATTCTTGTATTCTTTGCATAATTTCATCTTTCTCTTCTTCCATTTGTTCACCGCTTTCTTAAAAATTGATTATCATACCGCCATAAATGCTTGCTATTATCATTCTTAAGGCTTTTACCCCTTTCATAGTCTGTCTGCCAGCATTTCTGACACAACTGTCCTTGCGGTCTGTCAATAGGTTCTCCACAACGATAGCACAAGTAATTTTCTTTGCGATATTCTTTTATATTCTGCCTATTTTCAATTCTTTTTCTGTGGATAGCATTATCTTTGCTCTGACATACAAAACACTTCGCTTTACCCTTAACAGCTTTAGCCTTTCCACATCTAACACATGTGCCGGTTTTCTTGCGTTCAGCGTATAAGTTTCTTGAATACCATTTAAACGCTTCGTTGTTTTGTCTTCGCTTATCATCACTTAATGGGTGATTAGCTCTATATTCAGCTTTGTTAGCCAAACATTCCGGACATATCTTTTCATCACCTACAAGTTTATTTTTGCGACATTCTGGGCAAATTTTAAACTGCCTGCAAAGTTCTCTAGTTTCTCTGCTGTAAGCCGTTTGCTTCTCCCTACATTCTTCACAATAAAAGCCTTTTCTATCAAGTGGCTTGCCACATTTAGGACACAATCCATTTTCTCGCCGGTAATTATACAATTTCTTCTGTGGACTAATTGGCGTTGTTTCCACTAAAAATCAACCTCTCATTCTGTCAATTCTATCTTGTACCTCTTTAGGTGCTTCAATATAGCCCTCTAAATCTTCTTTTTGACCGATAAGGTTGCTATTTTTGTCATTAAGTGTATTTATACCTCTTTGAAATTTTTGCTCGATTTGAGCCTTATACGAATTTGCATTCGTCTTTTCGATAAGTGATTTGATATTGTCCGGCATACGATTTATTTCATTCGCACGCTTAACAACTGTTTCATAGGTTCTTAGAAAATTTGATTGTATTACTGTTTCTATCGTCTGATAATCTGATGTCGCCCAGTTTTTAAGGTTGTCTGGCATACCAACCGCCTGCCTGACAAGTGGTGGTAGTTTGTTAAATTCTTCAACCGCCCCATATGTGCCATTCCGTAACGCTTTACTAACTAATCCCCAAGCTGTCATTCCGTCAAGTTCCTGTGGCTGTGATATAGTCTGTATTTTACCTATCAACTGTCCTATGCTTGGAGCAAATCCGCTTATATCGGAGTTGATGTATGCTTTAAGTGCGACTGACACTTGTTTATAACTGTAATTTTCCAACATCATATTCCACACATCTACTGTTTCTGATAGGTTGTTAGGCTTGTAGTTAGGGTAGCAATCACACATAATGCGGATAATTTTAACTGCTTCTTCTCTTGTCAAGTGTTACCACCCGCCTTTAATATTTTAAGTGCTTCCTCAATATGTAATGCCACAACAGTAAATCCGTCATTTCCCAGTTTTAGTATTTTACAATCTTCTTCAAGCTGTTTCACAACCTTGTCAATATCATATGGTACTGATTGTTTCTCAACTTCTCTTATAACTTCCTGTATCATTGAACAACAACCACCCCAAAAACTATCAAGTTCTAATTCACGATATTTCGCATCTGCCTCGTCATAAGTTTCATTAAGTATCAATAGTAGCTTATCTGCATTAATTAGCCTCATATTTTCTCTCCTTTACACATTATCCCAATCAATAGCACCCTTATTGAAATTCTGATTGCCTTGCTTTTCAGAAACAACATTCTGATTAAGGTAACTCTCAAACTTCGTGCCAAACAAGGTATCTGGTCTTAAATATCTTTCCCTTTCAGTTCCAAGCCATTCATTAACTTTTTTATCTATGACTGTGTAAAAATCCTGTTCAGTATATCCCTCTTTGATTCTTGCCCCGATATGTTTCTTAGTATTAGGCGTATTGTATCTATATCTGGTATTACATCTGTTATTTAAGTAACTAATAATATTTATATATATATTATTATCTATATTATCTTTCTTTTTATTTACTATATTATTATTAACAGAAACAGAATCAGATACAGTATCAGAATCAGTATCAGAAACAGATGTCTCCATAGGGTATGTATACCCTATACATATGGTATCATTTTTAATGGAATCAACCATATCATTAACATATTTTCTAAATTCATCAGATTTAATATGTTTGGCAACTCCTAAAACCCCTGCCAAGACTTTCTCTGACTTGCTCCAATTATACTTATACCAATGTAATATCAGCACTTCTTTAGTTTCTGAATCAAACTTAATAACCTTGTGTACCTTATCAAACCTTTCTAATAGCCTGATAATAGTATCTTTGTTATAGCCTGTCTGCCTTGTCATTTGCGAATAACTAACCTCATAACACCCACATATATTTGTCTGTGGATTTGTTAGCAAATATATGTAGAAATACTTGTCCTCTGGCGTAAAATCATCTTCAACCTTGTTGTCAGTCCAAAATGATAATTGAACATTTCTATATATTGCCATATTATTGCTCCTATTCTTCAAGTTCTGTCACATTGTTACCTTACTAAATCGTTGATATTAACTCTGAATCCGTCAAATTCCTTGCCTTTGCTTCTAACATAGGCAGACGTATCAAAGAACATCAAGTTACCCTCTCTGTCCGTTGCCATACTTACACTATTTCTTGTAAGGCTGCCTTTGAGTAGGTCAAGTAAAATCTGTATTTCCTGCTTTGCTTCGTCTTTCATTATTTGCCTCTCCATATTTCTTCATCAAGAATATATTGCCTGATAAATCTATCTGCGTACTGTGGGTGTATCATTGACCTCTCTGTTTTTCTTGATGTTTGGCACGTTCCCTTTACATCTGCGATAATACGTTTCTTAACATATTCAAGTGGTTCAAATACAAGATTATTTTTAGGCGCACAGCCAATAAACCAATACTGTGTAGGCTTTTTGTAATAATCTCCGTTCTTCGTGCGGTCTTTATCAACAAGCGTGGGCTGTATGCACCAATATGTAGTCAGATAATGTGGTTGCGTGTATGGATTCTCGATTACTAATTTCAATCCTTTTCTTATTGCTACAATTACCATTTTACATAATAGTACATACAACTCTGTTAGCTCATTTTGAAGCGTTATAGAATATTCCAACTTCTTTTCTGTGTTCCAGCTTTTTTGCTGAGTTGCCTGTCCTCTAAACAATAGTGGCACTCTCGCTTCAAATCTTGTACAAGGGAAAAACGCAAATATCAAATCATCAGGGCTTATCTTATCAAACAAACTCGGCTCGCCTTGGTACCCCCCCCTCTATCTCTTTAAAAAGGTCAGTAACATAGTCAGTTTCGTTAAATTCATTCTGAATATCATAGTCGTAGGCTTCAATTCCATACTTTTTGAAAGCATTCTTGAATGTTCCTGACTGTTCAAATAAACAATGCACTATCATACTGTATCTCCTATAAAATCACTTATATTCATTTGACTGTCCTTTTCAAATACAAGCATTTCATTCTTTGCACGCTCGTAAAAGTTTCTGTCAATCTCGAATCCGTATGCACTTCTGCCAAGTTCTGCGGCGGCTCTTAGTGTGCTACCGCTGCCACAACAAGGGTCAATAACTATGTCTCCCTCGTCTGTAAAAATCTCAATCAGCTTTTTAAGGACTACTACAGGCTTTTGCGCTGGATGAATTTTCGGTATATCTTTTCCGTCTTTCTCCCAAGTGAACCAATTAAAAATCATATGCCCTGTGCCTCTGATATTCTTTCCGTTTTCATCAATCTGCAAGCCGTTTCTAAACTTCGGTAACTTGTTTCGGTACAATACAAGTGCATATTCTGTAGCGCCTACGATACGCATATTCGCTTTAAGTACCTGCGGGCTGTAATTTTTACAGAATACAAGCGGTATGTAATTAACGAATCCGTGTTTCTTTGCGGCGGCAATCAATGTTGATAACTGTTCAAACGAACAAAATACAATCATACAAGGGCTATTACTGCTTCTGCCCCTTGCGATAGGCTTTGTGTCCTCTTTTTTCAACATCTTTGAACAAAAATGGAAGTATTCGTACAGATTAAAGTTAAAATCTGAATTGAAAGCCGCCTTTTTCGCAAGTTTGCTCTCTCCGTTTTTATTATCGCCGCCGTTGTACCACATAGGGTTACTTCCATAAAAGTTAGTTCCTACATTGTAAGGAACATCAGCAATGATAAGTTGTGCTGGCGGTATTGCATATTTCTTGTAATTCTGCATAGAATCACGATAAATCTCACATTTAATCTTCTTTTTATACATTCTAAATCTACCAAAAGGAAACCTCGGTTTTATGTGCGCACAACCTATTCCTTTCTTTGATTTTTAGTTAGTTACTGGGGTTTTCTGCCTGTCTGAAAATATTCGTCATAAGCGTCAACTGTATAGCGTATTTCAGTCATAGCAATATCAAGCGTTACATCTTTTTTATCCAAGGCTCTTTCTACATAATCTTTAATTCTCATCATTAAAGCCTGTGCTATTACTATATTCGTATTGTTACTCATTCTGAATCACCAACTTTCTTTCTACAATGTGTTGCTCCAAACTTAGACTTGCCAACATATTCGTAACAATCAACACATTTCCATTTGCCGCTCTTTTCCGGTGTATCTGAACATCCATAGTATCTATGATTCTCGTTCGGATAATTGTTCCAGCAATGGCAATCATAGTCTTTGCTAGTCATTTTTATCAGCTTTCTTAAAGGGAACTCCTCTAAAATGCTTATCAAGGTCTAATTCTGTTCCGTCAATGTTGCCATTTAGCTTGTTTTGGCAGTGAAACAATAGCGTTTCAAGGTCGCAAATTCTGCCGGCTCTGTATTCATCACGAATAAAATCCAAAACCCTATCTACACTTTCTATCCTGTATTCAATCTCATATTCCCTACAACTTTCAAAATAACTATTGGCAAGCTTTCTGTATTTTTCTCCCTCTGCGTATTTTTCTTTTGCCTTGTTTAAAAGTTCTTCCGCTTTTGTCATTCACTTTCACCCACTTTCAATAAATCCATAAACTTCTCATACTGTTTCTGCGACACCTTGTTATTAGCCTTATCCGCTCTCAATTCGATTTTAAGGTGCTTTTCAGCGATAGAAGATAATTCCCTCGCTAACACCTTTTTGCCTTGCTGTATGCCGTCTCTGTAGCCTTTAGAGGGCTTGAATTCATTTATCTTCTCCTTGCCCTCTCCTTGACCGCCAGCCGTCTTGTTATATCTGCACTGATAACCTCTTTTTGTGTATTCCAAAATCCAATATTGCTCCATTTCGTCAAGCTTATCTTTCGGATAGTACATAACATTCAACTTCCAACCATAAGGATTATTCTCACTATAAAATCCTCTTTTCTTGATTGATAAATCTATGTGCTGATAGCCTGTTAAGTGTGATATACTACGCTCTAAGCAATCTACGCTCTGACCGATATAAAAGTACGATATTCCGTTTTCATCGGTCCTAGTGTAGAAGTAAATGCCACTCTTGTGTTCCATATTAGGGCAAGCGTCTAAAATACGCTTTTCATTCATTTTCTTAATTGCATATATTTTTCTGTAATTAGGTTGTGCCATATCTGCTCCTAACTGGTGGTCACATAAGCAACCGCCTTTAAATTAATTAAATGGTAATCCCTCGTCTGCTACGCCATCTGGAATTGACATAAAACTGTCTGGACTAGCATTACCGCCCATAATTCCGTTACTGTTATTATTCTGCTGATTAGCACGACTTTCGCAAAATTCGTGTCTTTCAACAACACAATCATTAGTATAGACTTTCTGTCCGTCTTTGTTAGTGTAGCTGCCTGTCTGCCATCTACCCTCAACGATAATCTTAGTTCCCTGATGTAAATACTTCTCTGCAAACTCTCCATTTTTGCCAAATGCAATACAGTTAATAAAGTCTGCTGTCTGTTCGCCCTCTTTCTTAAAAGCTCTGTCAACAGCTAATGTGTATCTTGCTACTGCCATACTTCCGTTTACCGTCTGTGAATATCTAATCTCTGGTTCTCTAGTCAGCCTCCCACATAAAATTATACGATTCATAGTTATTATCTCCTTACATCTAAATTTTCCATATTTGTTGCGATTTCTTTCGCTTCTGATTGAAGCCAATCCATACAACTAACTTCTCCCTCGTATTCTTCGCCGAATGTGTTCTTAAAGGTTATAAGAAGCTCTGCTAACTCTCCATCCGACATATTCCTTATCCTGTCGGCATTGGCATGGTTTGTTTCATAATTCTGTATGTTTGCCACTTCTGTAAAAACTGTGAGCATATCAGCAAAGTATTTCAGCATACTATCTCTATCAATGTTATGCCTATCTGCCATAACACATATACTTGCTAATGTGTTAGCTACTATGTTCTGTAAATCTTCTATTTCTTTATCTGTGAGATTGCTCTGCTTATCACTCATTTTCTCCACCTCCCAATTCTTCGAAATAGAATTTTACATCGTCAGACACATGCTTAACGATTCCAAACCGTTCCGCCACTTGATAAGGTATGCTGTCACGCATAAGCCTTTTATGTATTTCTGAAAGATACTTTCGAAATCCCTCGACATCTAAAGTGGCTTTATAGTGGTTGCAGCTCCTACAAGCTGGCATGTAATTTGAAATGTCGTCTGCTCCACCTATCCTAAGCGGTGTTGCATGGTCTACCTGCATATCTTTGTAAGCTATTTCTGTACCACAGTAAGCGCAATGTCCGTTATACATGAGATATACAGATTGTCTCACTTTTTTAGGTATTGCTTTTCTTTTACTCATTACTACCTCTCAATTCTTTCAGTTTTGCTTCTGCTTCGGATTTTGTGAGGAATACTGAAATCCCCAAGTATCCGCTATGACTTTTAAGAGAGTTATCGTCGTATCGAACAACTAACAAAGGCTTTCTGCTTATATGATATGTTTCTTCTAACACAAAACCCTTTCGTACCTCAAAATCCACAATACAGTACGCTTCAGGCGGTATCTTGATTAGCTTCTTTCTTTCCTCTAAGTCCTCATAATCTTTCAGCTTAAAATACACTTTCAGCCAATATTCAGCATTATTAACCAATGTTGGTATTTCTTTATTGCTATCTGTCAATCTCTCCATTGCTGCTCCTTTCCACTTTTAATTATTTACGTCTTGATTTTATATACCCTAATTGGTTGTCCTTCGCTTTTATCGCTTTCTTGTGGGTAATATGTATTACCAATCCATTCAAATTTTAAATATACTAATTCAAAATCATTTTTTTCAATACTGCAGTTTTTAGGCAATCCATGAAAATTTTTGCTAAGTCTAAAACAAGCCTCTACATCATTGTCCTTATACCAATTCATATTTATCAAAAATTGTGTTTTATCATTACTGATACCACTATAAAAGTTTATTATTTACACCTCCAATCTGTCCAAAAGAAACCCTTGACATATAATCTCCTTTCTAAAAAGGGCACTCATTAGGATTAGCAAGTAGCCATTCCTTGTTGCGCTCTGCAACATCTACATTCGCCCCACAAGCGACTTTTTTCATCTTCTCGATAAAACTATCACTATCAGCATTTTCACTTGATAAATGGCACATTATGACATTCTGCAAGTTATCTGAATAATTTGCCTTAACAAAATCACAAGCCGTGTCAATGGATAAGTGACCTCTGAATACGTGATTAGCTTTGCCTGTGTTATCCCTGTCGATTAAATCCTTGTCATAATTCACACCTAAGAGAATGTGATTTATGCCTTTGAATTTCCATTTGACTAATTCACAATCGGTTATGTAAAGCATTCTACCCATTTCCTTGTGAGTTATCAGGAAGCCATATATCGGGCAAGGTTCGCCGTTTGCGTCTGTGTGTGTCCAGCTTCCATCTATTGTCGTTAAATCAAAAGGCTTTACTGTAAATTCGCCCATGTTCATTGATTTACGGCTATCGCCTAAATATGGGGCAAGTATCGGTATTCCCATTGACTTAAAATCGTTTAATGACTTGCTATGGTCTAGAGGTGGGCATGACTTATTATCATGCCCCTTATCCCCCTCATGTTCCAATCTAAGCCTTTTTTAATTTCCTTAATCGGTATTCCGCAATCAAGGATAAGTGTTTCTCCACTGTTGGAAGTTAATAAATAACAATTTCCGGCTGATGATGAGCCTAAGCATTTTAACTTCATAAAATCACTTCCTTAATACTTAATATTCATATTTCCGTGTTCGTTCACCCAATCAATAGCTTCTGCGTATGTCACGCCATTGTTTTTCAAGATGTAAAGCAGATTATGGAATTTAGGATGTGTTTCTTTCAGCATTTGGAATCTGTTCGGTTCTTTTTCCAAGTGGCAACCAAAACCACATAGAACGCAACCTGTTCTTTTGCAACCTGTTGTATGTAAAATAGGTCTGCCAAGGTCAAATTCTTCCAAATCCATAAAATCTGCAAGTGTTGTCTGACCGCTTTCTTCATCATCTGTGACTACATCTCCGTAGACAGAACATATAGGCAAGCAATACTCTTTGTTTTCGATAGTTGCACCTGTTTTCCTTGATACAATTCTATCTCCATAAAACATCACTGTTTTGCTTTCATTTATCCTTTCTTTGCACATTCTATCTGCATTTTCTTTGATATAAAGCAACACATCCTGTTCCGTCCAAAAACTCATAGGGTTGCTATGTGGTCTTGTAACATTAAAAGCATTACATCCATCCTGTAACCATTTTTGTGTACGCATAACGCTTTCGGTTGCCATAGTTGCAATAATAGGTTTTCTGCCTGTTTCCTTTTCATATTCGTGCGCTGGCTTTTTCTTCATAATGTCACAGCATAAATCACTTATTTCAAATGGTGCTTCAAGAAAGAATTTATATTTTTCTTGATTAAACCGACTATAATTGTCTTTACTATCTGTCAGCTCTCCGTTCAGTCTGCGTAACCTGAGTTCTGAACCTCTAGGGATGACTCCCATCTGTAAACTTTTGTACTGTTCGTTCTGCTTGTTTATTCTCCTGTCTATTCCTAGCAGATCTGCCATATAGCAAGCATACGGAACTGTCTGTCTGTCTGTCTGTCTGTCTGTCTGTCTGTCTGTCTGTTAAGATTGTGTTATTAGATTTTTGACTGTCAAGGTATTTAACATATTTTCTTGCGCCACTAACGCAATTTGACACTTCCTTGCTAATCATCGGAAATCCATACTGTTCACAAACCTGTGCAAATGAAATCTTGGGTTTCAAAATCACAAGATTATCAAAAGTCTGCGCAAACTGCTTCAACTCTGGATATTGTGTCGGAACATCTACGAACACAAAAGGGATATTTTTATATCCGCAAACTTCTCTGATTATGTGTCCTAAAACTGTACTATCTTTACCACCGCTAAATGACAGATACACGCCATCTTCGCCAAATTCATTTACCCAGTTCCTTATTCTCTCGGCTGTCATTAAAACCTTGATATTCAGCGGTAATGCTTGCCATTGGTATAATTCCTGCATTGTGTGTTTTGCCATACTCACACCTCGATTTCATCATCCTGTGGGAATTGAAAGACAATGTTGCTAGTTCCACATCCTTGTACCACTTCAAGTGTTTTTAATGTACCTTTTGGTGTATTAACATTCTGTATCACAATAGGCATACCGGCATATACTTCTCTCAACATTTCCATAGCCTTAATTGCCTTTTCTTCGGTGGAATATTCAGCAATTTGCATGTCATCACTAAGCGACTCAACGCCTGTTAAGTTTTTATTCAGAAAATAAATTCTTGACTTGAATCTCTGAATAATCACCTCTTCATATGGCATATCAATTGTTCCATTCTGACTAATTATTCTCATAAAACCATCCTATTCTGCCTGCATAAATGGCGGCAATGTGCTATCTTCTGCCTGTTCTTCGGTTACTTCCGTGGCTGTGCCCTCGATAATGTCGCTTTCTTCAAAATCAACGCTGTTTGCGTTCTGCTCAATATCGTACGCAACATCCTGTTCAAGCATTTCATCGTGGCTGATTTCCTCGTAATCCTCATTTTCATTTCCACTATGAGAATTATTGATATATTTAAGAAGCCTATTCTTAACAGTTTTCATAGCCATCTGGTCAGCAAATTTCTGATGAGCGCCATTGCCATTCTCTTTGTAGCCATATCCTTGCTTCCAAGCCTGTTTAATCTGTGCAATAGTCATAACTTCTGATATTTTCTCTCCGTCATCCATAACAGCTACCGCATAAGCACCAACAATCTTATCATTGTCGATATTCTCAAAGCTCTGTTCGTGGCAATCAATAATTGTCTTAGCGTCCTCTTTGTGATACTTGAACACATCTCCCTTGTAAATGACCGTTGCATTAATGTCTTTAAGTCCAAATCTCCTTGCTATACAAGTGTTTCCATACACTGACTTCTGGCACTGTAGCTTGCCGCCATAAGCAACCGGGTAGCACTGTTTCTTCTGCATTGAAAGTCCGTTCGTAACCATTTCAACAAGTGCGTTTTCAATACTCGCCCTTGTGCAGCTCTGCAATACAGGCTTCTTATTCATATCTACTGTGTCCTGTAAAATCAGCATTGCTGACATAAATTCATTCGTGTAATTGTAATCCTTTGGGAATGTTAAGCCGAATTTCTCTTTCTGCTTAATTTTAACAACCATTCCCTCTGTAAAATCTTTTGCTACAAGTTCTCTGCTTTCAGCTTCTTTCTTTTCCGCAACTGCTGTATTCTCTGCCATAATTATTCCTCGCTTTCTACTTCTTTAAATTTGCCATTAACTAATTTATAGAATGTATCTTCTTTAATACGCTCTCCGTCTACACATTCTGTTTTTACACACTTAGGAATCCATATATACTTACCACTATCATTTGTTTTATCAGTTCTAATCCATTCAGCTAACGTTATCCAACTACCGATTTTTGCTTTTGCTATTGAATTATAGCCCGCTGCCATAACAACTGAATTTTTACCCTTGGATGTTATCTGTGCGTAATCTCCACTTGAACCTATCTGTGCGGAATCTCCACTTGAACCTATCTGTGCGGAATATCCACTTGAACCTATCTGTGCGGAATATCCACTTGAACCTATCTGTGCGTAATCTCCACTTGAACCTATCTGTGCGTAATCTCCACCGCTATCAGTTTCATTATCTTTCGCAGACTCAATTCTTGTTTTTTCAATAGTAAAATCTACGCAAGCCTTAATAAACCCCTTAAGCCCAAGTTTTGCACCAATATGGAGCTTATTTGTAGCTGTTTTATCCTTTTCTTTATAAATATCTCCAATAGCTTCAACATCTGCAAAATCTGAAATGTTGCCATTTTCATCAACAAGTGGATAATAATTCAGCACATCAAATGGATTTTCACAGAAATGCATTACACCTGCTTCACATATTTCATTTCCACTTTCTTCGTATGTTGTGTTTTCCTCGTACTGTTTACCTCTGCATATCATTTCTTTGTTAAATGCTTTATATCCTTTTACGCCCATCAGCTTTTCTCGCTTTCTTCATATATAATTTTTATGCCTATTACATTTGCGGAAGTACTTTTATATGCGATAGCTTCCATAATTTCCCATACATCATCATTATCTATCGTAACAGTAGCTCTCTCCATTGTTGATACAAACTGCTTGATAACTTCTGCTTCTTTATTGCTTACTGTAAGTACATAAGTATCTTCGCCTTGCATATTACCCCTCCACAATCTCTAATTTTTCACTGTCATTAACAATCAGCATAATCAACTGACTATCTACCATTTCAGCAACTTTCTTCTGATTGTCCGTACTAAGGCTTTCAGAATCATCTAAAACAATAGGTACTAATATACCGCTAATCTTCTGAATAGAATTGCAAATATCAACTCTGCCAAGTATTCTATTGCCCTTATTGCTCATAGTTGTTAAAATGCTCTTTCCATCAACTGTCGGTATACAACAACTCTTGTAATTGCCATTCTTAGCATATTCAAACAACTGCCACTTAACTAACCCAAAATGGCTATTTACTGTTTCTGTTAAGGCTTCGTTCTTTGCCTTATCCAGTTCATCAAGTAAATCAAGAATCTTCTCGGCATTAGCTTTATTCTGTTCAGAATCAATCCTTGTCTGCTTTAATTCTTCAAGTCGCTGTTCATCTGCTGCCGTATCAGACTTTGCAATCTGGCTTTCACATTCTGCTAACTGCTGCCTTAAAGCCGTTTCCTGTGCCTTTAAGGCAGCCTTAACTGCTGAAATATCATTAGCCTTGCGCATAGCCTGTTCTTTTTCTGCAATCTGCTGTTCGAGCACCTTGTATTCCTCGGTAGTTGACACATCAATTTCCTGTGGAAGCTCTGATAACTGCTTTTTAATGTCTGCAATAGCTGTATTCAGCATTTCAAGGCTTTCTTTATGCTGTGGCAACTCTTTCTGTAAATCTTTAAGAATCTTCTTATTCTTATCAAGTTTGTCTTTAAAAAGGTTGCCATTGCTTGTGATAATCTTTAATTCTTCTGCCTTGTGGCTATCAAAATCGGCTTTTAACTGTTCTTTTTTATCTTCTGGATATTCCTGCCCGCAATAACTACAAATAAGGCTTGTTTCGTCAAATTTGCGTTCATTCTCTGCTTTCCATTGATTCCTTATATCCTGCAAATTCTTATTTATGCTATCAATGGTATTCTGCTGGTACTCAATGTTCTTTTCTGTATCGGCAATAGTCTTTTCTGTCTGCCTAACAAGAAACTGCTTATTAGAAATCCTGTTCTCAATATCTCTCCTAGCCTTAGCATTTTCCTCGTTAGCCTTGCGTAATAAGTCTCCCTGCTTAAACTTCAAATCAAGGACATCCGAACTAGCTTTATCATATTCAGCCATTAGCTTATCATTGTCGGTCTGCTTTGCCACGCAATCGGCAATCTGCACTTTAAGGCTGTTCTTCTGTAATTCAAGGTCAGATACTTCAATAGCCTGTTTAATCTGAATATCTCTTTCCTTTTCCTTAATCTGTCCGTCAAGAATAGGCAAATCCTTTGTAATCTTGGTCTTTGTAGCCTTATTCATAGCGGATAATTCCTCAACTGTATATTTATTAAGCAAAGGAACTAACTCGGCTAATTCAGCTTTCTGTGAAGCTATATCAAGGTCTGTAACATCTCCTACTAAACCAAATAAGTATTCTCTCATTTCTGCCGGCTTCTGATTAAGAAAAGCATTTACATTACTGCACATCTTGAATACATTCATATCAACATCAAGATATGTGTTGAAATCCTTAAGATTCTTTCTCACATCATTAATGTAATATGAGTTATCATCCTTATAGCCTGTCTTATCCTTGTTATATGTACGGACCTGTACTTTCTTCATAGTGATTTCTTTTCCGTCAACATCAAGTGTAAGCTCAACACTTGTATCCATATCATCAACGGATTTTCCGTCAATTTCTCTTCGTGCAACTGGATTATCCTTTAATTCATAATCACAGTTAAACAAGCACCACAGATAAGCTGTGGCAATAGTTGACTTACCCTTGCCATTCTTAGCCATAATTTTTGTAATGGCGTAAAAATCAAACTCTGCGTGTGCATAGCACATAAAGTTTTCAAGCACTACCTTTTTTAAAACTACTCTTTCCATAAACATATCCTTTCCTTATTTATATATATTCATAATGAATACGTCATCTTCTATTGAAAAGTTATCAACTGTCTTATCCGCAAGATAATGCCGTCTGTCAAGTTCATCAAATGTGCCGTCAAAGATAACGCCTTGAACTGGATGCCATACTTGGCAACGCTTTTCATTGTCTGCTGCCATAGCTGCTAATTCCGAAACTGTAACATCACTATTCATCAGCATTCTCCTCTTCCTCTATAATCTCAACTCTGCCTACTGATACCTCATAAGCTACTCTGTTTTCAATTTCATCTTCACTTATCTTCTTTGTATAAGGCCTTGACTGAAACCTACCTGTCATTTCTATATGTGTTCCTACTGGCAAGTGACCGACAAACTTAGCTGTTCTGCCCCAAACTATGCAAGGTATGTAGTCAGACTTGCCATATGCTCTGTTAACAGCTATGAGAACATCTGTTATTTCTCTTCCAAGAGGTGTTACCCTGTAATTAGGTTCTTTACAGATAAAGCCTCTAAGAACTACCTCATTATTAAAAGGTAGTTCTACCTCGTTTTCATATATCTCTATATTTTCGGTAAAGATTGCTAATATTAACTTGCTTTTTTCGCCTATATGCTCATTGTAGCTTCTTATTCTTCCTGTAATCATTACGCAAGCACCTGCTTTTAATTCTTTCAGATCTGCAATTCTTTCAGATATAAGAACAGGAAGTGTATCTACTGCTCCGCTAACCCTGTCAATAGAAATCATCATCTTAAAGAATTTTTCTCCAAAAACTTCGTGATTGAAAACTGGTTCTTCTGCAACTAACCCAAAAACTGTAATATTGTTATTTCTCTCTTTCATCTTTAGTTCTCCTCTCTCTTTTCTACAAATCCAACAACTTTACCGCCGTCAATAACTGTATACATATCCTTTTTCTCGTACATATCAATACAATCCTGTACTGTTATTACTTTCTCGTTTACCTGTTTCATACTGTTCTTTCCTTTCTTTCGCTTTAATCTTTAATGTTGTAACTACAATACATATAGTTTCTAGTATCATTCCGACAACAACGCCCAACATAAAACCCTGTATCATAGCTTATATCTCTCTTTCATTATTGTAGGCAGTTCGTAGCAGTCGATATAATCGTGAGTGTCTGCTATGTACTTCTTTTTGAGTTCACTCAAACCACACCCGTATTCGTGCTTTAACTGCCCTAAAATATCTCTTGTAACTATGCTCCTTAATGGCTCACAATGTTTATTTCTTCCTAAGAGGTAACTTGTTCTTCTGCCAATATGTGCCAGGATTTCAAGCTTTTCTACCTCATTAATCTGCTCTCTTTCGCCTTTTTCAGAAATAATAAATATCAATCTGCTAAAACTCCTTTCTAATTAATAAGCTGAAATATCATTGACACAATAAATAATATTGCTGATAACATCCATAAATATTCAGCTATCTTGCTGTCTCTCTTTGTTTTCTTGTATGCCGCAATAGAGATTTCCAAGTTGTTTCTTTCTGCAATCAGTTCTTCTACTGATATGCTATACTGTGGCGTTGCCTGTATATCTTCCATAAACTTCTCCTTATTTTAAAAAATTGTGATATAATCCCTTTATCTCCCTATAGAAAAGAGGTGATTTAATGGATAACTCAAAACTTGCCGAGCTTTATGCTTTTGCCAAAATATGTGGCTATCAAGGTGATGTTCCTAAATTCAAAGAAGAGTACCGCAAATACTATGATGAATTTATGAGTACTATCAAGTCGCAGCCAGCTAAAGCCACAGCAATCGGTAATCCTTTTCGCATTGGCTATTAGCATTTAATTGCCAGTAAAGCATTGGTGAGGGAATTGAGAATTCTACATTCACTCTGTATTGTCTCATTTTTCTCACCTTTTATTACGTCATCGGCAATACCTAAAGCAATCTGTTCTACATAGTCTTGCAAACTTCTTTGCTGTTCGTCACCTTTAATCGTGTATGGTTCTCTCATTCCTGTTCCTTTCTAAAGTGCTGATTTACCAGTTTCATACTCATAATGCTTATCTTCCTTGCTTGTCAGTTTCTTTAAGTTTTCGTTTAGTTCTGCAAGTAAGGAATTTCTCTTTTTCTCAACTGTAATCAATTCTTTAATCAGTCTTTCCAACTCTTACTCCTTTCTTAAAAACTCATACTTATCTGTGCGTTAGCTTCTTTTACCTGTTCAGCAAGGACCATAGGCAACGCATAATCATCTATAAACTTGTGTACATTATCAATGTACTTTCTTCTTATGCTTTTATATGTTGTCACGCAACCAAACTCACGTTTTAACTGCTTATATATGTCAGAATATACCGAACTGCGAATACTGCCGTTCTTATAAGCTTCGCTATCCTTGCCACCAAGTACAATTACGCCTTTTCTATTAACGTGCTGTTTGACCTCATCAATCTCACAGCCGTAAAGAGGTGTGTTATCCTTAAGCTCTGTCATATCTTCTTTGATAGAGTTAACAGCCTGTTCAAGTTCTGTATAGCCCTGTGCTAAAAGCTGTATCTGACCGCCTGTTGTCTTTGGCATACTATAACTGCCTGTCTTTCTGATTGATGGAAGAACCTCGTCCATTACCCAACTTTCAAATTTCTCTGCACTAGGTAATTTTGATTTCATAATAAGTCGGTACAAATCGCCCTCATTTATGTATGACATCTGCTGAACACCACTAGATGTAGGGGTGTCACGTTTCGTTACTCCCTTGCAATGGTCACTTATTGCCTTGCGTGGGTTTACGTAGCCAAGTGCTGTTGCTACGTCTGTAGCTACAAAATATGGTTTTCCATCAATTTCTATTGTTCTGATTTCTCCGAACTCTTCATTACTAAAAATCTGTAATTCCATAAACTTCCTTTCTAAATAACTTGCACTTGTTATAGTAAATATACCGTTAGCGAAGATATATCTACTAGCAAGATTGTTTGCCCTAACTGTGGTCTTGAATATCCTCACTCAAAGTATTATCCATACTCAAGACTGCTAAGGAAATACCAGAGGGCAACATTGCTTTTGATAAAGAGTGCTGTATCAGTGTTCTTTCTCTTGGGGAAGAAATGAGTGGTTTTTAATAGATTGTTTCATATACTCTAAAAAGCCAATCATTTCCGCAACTGTTAGTTTGCTATCTTTGAGTTCTGATAAAACTTTATTCTCTAATTCAGAGATAGCAGACCTTGAAGAAAAATATTTCTCCATAAATACAGCTCCCTCACAAGTTTTGCATAAGTTGTCTTTAAGACTATTAAGATAACTTTTCTCTACTTCATCAATAAAGCTTGCCATTTTTACTCCTTTCTATCAGTTTTTTCTGATTCTCTTACCATTGCCATCCCCTCGGCGACACCAAGAATATAATTTTTCTTGTTGTCATCAAGTTTTGGAATTGTATCGGATAGCTTCTTGATGATTTCCTTTTCCTTTTCGCTCATTTAATTCACTTCCTTTCTGTGATATAATGTGTTTTAAAAAACAAAGGGGTACTACTATGCAATATGTTCCAAATTATCCAAATTTAAATGATATGTTTATCAAACCAACAGTTCCAAATATGGAAATGCCTAATTATGAAAAAGGCAAATCTCCATATGAGCTTTTAGAAAGTCAATCTGCTTATCTTGAAAAGACAAGCAAAGAACTTCACGATATGGCTCAATCCGCTAAATCTCAAGCTGATTCCGCTAAAGAGATTGCTGAAAGTTCCAAAGCGCAAGCTGATGTCGCATTAAAAACATCAAGTAAAGCCGATATTAAAGGTTGGATTTCCGTGGTTGTTTCTATCATCTGTGCTTTAATGGAATTTTCTGTACATCATTCAGAAATAATTGATTTTGTCAAAGCTTTGGCAAAATAAAATGACAAAAAATCTGAAACAGTAAAGTAAATATTGAAAGTACTAATGCAACATCTGAAATAGATGGTTTTTTCAATTTTTTCATCTCCTTTCTATTTGACTTTGTGTGATTATAATATCATACCCAGTAATACCTGTCAACATATTTTAGTAAAAAAAGTTTGACATTGTGTGACTTTAATGTTATTGTATATATGCAGGGAGGTGAGAAGTGTGAACGAGCGAATAAAAGCCTTGCGAAAAGAATTAAAAATGTCGCAAGATGTATTTGCTGAAAAGCTAGGGCTTACCAAAAACTACATTTCGTTAGTTGAAAATGGCAATAGAAATCTTTCAGAACAATCAATTAAAGTTTTATGTTCTATTCTTAATGTAAATGAAGAATGGCTGCGAACCGGAAACGGAAAAATGTTTAAATCTCGTACAAGAGAACAAGAGATTGGTGCTTTTGTTAATGAAGTTATGGAATTAAACGATGACAGCTTTGAAAAGAAGCTTGTTAGTGCATTGGCAAGGCTTGAACCTAAAGATTGGGAACGCTTGGAAAGTATCGCAAAGAAATTGCTAGACGAAAAGTAAGAAAGAGAGGGTTTACGCCCTCTCTTTTGTCATATTGCATATAAACTTAAATATTTGCTCTAATATCCAGTTATCTTCTATTTTATTAATCATTTTTGTTATCTTTTGCCTGTATTCCTCATTACTCATAAACCTGCACTCCCCTCTCTTGCCCTTGCACGTTTGATAGCGATACGATTATTATAGAACACACGTTCTATAGTGTCAAGTGTAGCGGCGATATTGCCAACGCCAATCAAACAATATCGCCTGCCAGAACTTGAAAATGTTTAAGGGTCTTTTCTCAAAGACAAGTTTATTATACATTTATCGTTAGTATATTTCAAATACTTTTGGTCGTGTTATTCTGACACTATTCGACAACTAACTGGAACTTGTCGATTGCATTACCCATAACGCCTGCATATCCGTCCATTCCATTTGATGTTTCATCATCTACCTGTTCTGGATAAAAGTTGCGGTTGTTGAATACAGATACCATATACTTTGCGTACTTCCAAGGCTCACCCTCTGGTGTATAGTAGATGATTTCTACGGCGTCAATCGGTGTTTTCTGGTCGCCTGCAAAGCCGTTGTAGAAATCATTATAATTGAAATCTGTAACATAAGGAAGCCAATCACCATTAAGTGTATGAACTCTGTACTTAACTGAACCTCTGCTAACCTTGATAATAAGTGCTGTGATAGCTTTATTGTCGCCTGCACCAGCCCAATCTTCTCTGTCCTCTACTTCACCCCACCATCTGTCTGTATAAGCGGCGTATGTAGCATATACGTGTTCATCTGTGCTATCCTCTGTGTTATCCTCTTCATTGTTATCTTCTGTGTTATCTTCATCATTATGAAAGCCATAAAATTCTGACAAGTCGCAAGCTCCGTCTACTCCGTCAATTCTTGCGCTAGAAGTATACTGCCACCCCGCAAGATAATGGTCGATACTGGGTGTCTTATCTGCGTTAACATCATCATTTAACTGCATTTCATCATATCCTAAGTAGTAACGTGCTATCCAGAACGGACAATCTAAGTCGCTAGGGTTTGTATAAGGCTTGATATAACTACCATAAAATGATAAGCCAGTGTATACGCCAAACTGATAACCTGCTTCCTCGATAACCTCTTTGTAAGCCTTGATAATGTCGATAAGCTCTGAACCTAAGTTCCGCATACATTCATCTTCAACGTCCATCCAGACAGTTACTTTACGTCCGTCAAGCACCTCTAATACCCTTTTAGCAGCCGCAATAGCTTCTTCTACTGTTGGCGTGTAAACATAATTGTATACACCGCAGATATGCACACCTGCTAACTGGCAACCTTTCCAGTTGTTTTCAAACTGCTTATCTGGGTCAAAGTCACGTCTGATAACCTTAAGGATAACGTGAGTAAGTCCTGCCGCCTTAACTCTGTTCCAGTCAACTACACCATTCCACGCTGAAAAATCTCCACACTTAATCATACTAAAATACCTCACTTTCTGTTGTTCCTGTTATATTTATATCTGAACTAATTGCGTTATCTTCTGTGCTGTATGTTGCCTTGTAAGTGTTTTTAACGCCATCGAGGAAACTCTTAAGCTCGCTGTCTAGTGCTATATCATTTGCTAAGTATGCCGCAAAATCATTAAAGTTGGCTGACATACTAACTGTGCCGCTTTCGCTGATTGTAGCTGACAGATAAGCCACCTGTTTAAGTGTTCCGTCTGAATTTTGAACAGATAATGTTCCGTTTTTTTGAATTGATGAGTTGATGTCTAACATTGTGTTTTACCTCCTAATTTGTATTAAAAAAGGACACCCGAAGATGTCCTTAATTGTTAATATCCGATTGCAAACCATTTGGTTTGCATTATGTTGATATTTGTAGTCCAAATAGCGCTTGAATAGATTGTGTATAAGTCTTTGTGCCCTCTTTAGACGAACCGGCTTTTATTTGGATATTATGTGTTGTATTGTCATTAAACCACCAAACAAATGTAGTACCACCTGCAAGTTCTGACGGATGGCTATTTGTCATTCTGTGGCGGTTCTCCGTAACGCATTTGTTGTCAATGTATATTTCTGCTGCAGTAGTTCCATAATCATCTGTAGCGTCCGTCCAAACTGATATATTAACAATAAGCATTCCATTACCCTTGATAACGTAGTTGCGTGTGAAGCTAGCTAAATCTATTGATGTTGATGATTCTCTGACGTTTATTGTATTCAAAAAGGTGTTAAAAGTTGAATAGTCTACTGGGTCTTTAACAATCAAATTATCGCAACTGATTTCATTGCTATACAATGTGCCTATTCCTAATGTAGTTTGCCTTGTTTTGCCCCAAATATCAGTACCTGAAATACTCAAAGCGTTCTTAACGTCAGAAGGGTTAAGCTTATATGTTATGTCACTTTTTTTTGCATACTTCCACTTACTAAAATTGGCTTCTGTCTGTGTTCCTAAAACATAATTTTTTGCTACTACAAAATCAGTCAAATCAACTTTGCCACTTCCATTTAGGTCGTATTGACTTAATGCAAGTTGCGATGTTGTATTGTTTGCAATGGCATTTTGCAAGGTATGTAACACATCTTTATCCGGTAGTAAATATATAGAAACTGTATTTGACATCTTATTTGAATCAAATTGAAATCCACTAATTTGTCCTTTTACCGAATACATATATCCATCGCTTCTAACATAAAATGGATAGTTAAACACATTATCTTTAACAGTTTCTCTAAAAGAGAAAATTTTTGAATCACTTCCTGTGGCTTTATTAAGTGATACTCTGTACTTACCATGACCTACATTAGCGTTATATAAATAATCACTGTATATCGAGGCAGAATCTATATTCCAGCCGCCAATCGTACCGCCATTTCCAACGAATTTTTTAGTTGTTATAGTTCCGTCCGTTGTAATGGTTGTATTTGTACTGCTAAGTGTGAATCTATTACCGCTTAAATTAAGACCGCCTCTTGCAGTAATGTTAATTGTATCTGCAATAGCTTCAATACAACTTTTAAGCGTACCAGTGTCAGTTTTAGCTATATAAGCAGATAAACTAGCCGTAGTTGCATAAGAAGAAAGGCTACTTTTTGTCGCATAAGTAGCAGATACCGATTGAGTTATACTATTAGCAGATTGAGATATAGCAGAGTTCATAGCAGTTGTCGTTGCGTAATTACTTAAGCTATTCTTTGTTGCATATGTGTTACTGACAGTAGTCTTAAACCCACTTAAATCAGTTGTCAAAGATGTAACCTTGTTGTTGATTGTTGTTACAGTGCTGTTGTCTGCTTTTGTAGCAATTTGTGAAGTGTGACTATTAACTGTAGCTGAAATACTATTAACTGTCTGATTAAGAGTTGTATACTGATTGCTTACAGCTGTTACTTTTGTATCAACAGCATTTATACCGCTAGACACATCCTCGGGTGCCGGCGACCAAGTTGTTACTTTATTGCCTAATTCTAATTTGACATTTTTAATATAATAGCTATGATTATACAAAGTATAGTCTGCGCCACTTCTTAAATATACAGTTATTAAGTTTGAAGTCTTTATAGTATCTGGAATTGTAAATACTAAGTACGATTGTTTCCAACCATCTCCTACTTCTCGTGTTCCTGTTACTCCATGAAAATCCACATATTTTCCACTTGCTGTTGCATATGCTATCTGAAATTGATGCGCCTGTGCGCCACTTACATCTCTATAATAAGCAGAAACAACATATGTTGCCCCAATCATAACATTTACATCAGGATGATATTGAAAACGGAAATTTGAATTATTGTTAATAACAAAAGCACTACCATCAGATTGATATGAAACTGTACCTTTTGAAGAAGCTCCAGAACTATCCGAACTAAATTTACCAGGCATTGTTGTAGTCCATAGTAACATATTTGTTCCACCAACTTGAAGGTTATTAACGCTTTCGGTTATATCTGTTTTCCAAACCTTATTAGTAATACTACCTTGAAGCTGTGTAATGCTTGAACCTTGGTTCGTTACAGTAGTTGTAAGCGTATTGACCTTAGATAATGCACTATCAGCCGTTGACTTCGCTGTATTAGCAGTGTTGTTTGCAGCTGTAGCTGTTTTACTTGCACTGTTAGCTGTATTTTCTACTTTTGTGACAGTTGTTGTTAAGCTTGAAATACTTGATGTATTGCTGTCTGTTGTCTGCTTAATGCTGTTAACAGTATTACTTAAAGTTGTAACTGTGCCACTGTCAGCTTTTTTGCTAAGTGTTTCAGACATTTTAGTTATTGTTGAACTATTTTCATCAACAGTCTGCTTAACCTCGTTAAATGTCGTAGTATCAACTTTGTTGCCCATGTCAGTTTCAAGGCTGGTTGTTCGTGTCTTAAGGCTTGATAATTCACTATCTGTATCAGTTTTCCATGAACTAATTTCAACATTAAACTTTTTAATGCCTGTAATCTCACCATTAATGTTAATAATGTCCTGTAATGCCTTAGTAACATCACTATCCTTAATCAGTACCCATTCATATACAGGTGCTTGTTCTGTGCCAGTATTAGCAAATCTGTATGAATATCCGTCTGCGCTTGAAGCTGGATTAACTACATAACAGATATCGCCTATATGCTTCTTTCGTGTGGCATTGTCAGTCCAATTAACAGCTGGCTCATTGCTAAGCGTAGGTATTTCTGTCTTGGTGAATGTCTCAATGTTTCCGTCAATCTGACCTTGTAACTCTTCTTGTACCTTGTCTAAATATTCTTTTGTTGGCACTTCTTCGGCTAATTTATCAAGCTCTATTGAGCCGCTTCCAATGCGTTTACCATTGATGTAACCTACTGTAAGATAATCTGCATTAAGGTTATAAACTTTTATCTTACTTGCATCAATTTCGCCTGAAGTTATCTTATTTGCAGATAAATTCCCTACCTTTTCGTTTGTTACTGCACCATCTTTAATGAGTGATGTTGTAACAACCTGTCCTTTGACATTCGCAAAATCAATTTGTGCGTACTTTAAATCTGCTATATCCGCCGTTAATGAATTGGCTTTTAATTGCGTAATTTCAGCGTTAGCCGCCTTGAGGCTTTCCACGTTGGCATTAATAATCTCTGCATATGTTACATCTAACTTATTTGTCTTAAGATTTTCAATGCTTGCATTAGTCGCTTTAAGATTAGTTATTGTTGCATATGTAATCTTAGCTGTGTCCACATCTAATTTATTAATCAGTGCCTTATTTACAGCTATCAAGTCGGCATAGTACCGCTCCATTCGCTTAGTTATCGGTCCAGAAGCAACACTTGTATTCTCTGTATCAGATTGTCCGATAGATGTAGCTGTGCTAATTAAACCGCCGTCACATTCGTGCGTAATCTGCATTATAGGTACTTTGTAATCAACGCCGCCTTTATTGACAGTTATAATGTCGCCGACTTCCAATCGGTAATCGCCAACGAACTTAACTGTAAGCGGTCTGAATGTAAAACCACCTATCTTTTTATAAATTTCGTCAAGAATTGCCTGTGTCATAAACGGATTGGCAAATGTTAATCCTGTTGCTCCGTCGCCAGAAGCAATCTCACTCTGCTCCGTAGAACCGCTCTTAGTATTGTTACATGTCAATTTTTGTATGATAAAATCCTTGCTTGTTGTAAATGTAACGCCTTGCTGATAATACTTATGTCCGTCAAGTACATAGCCGCTATCCTTATACCATCTTAATTCAAGGTTGCCATCAGCATTAATTACCGCATTACTGCCTTGTAGCATAGCCATATAGCCAATAATTTCCCTATAGGTATATCCTTGTGGTTTGTCGCTGATTGTATGTGCTGTGACTATATTTGTCGCTAAAGATATGCCTAACTTACTGCATATCTCATTAAGAATAGCTTTATCTGTGCTGGGAAATGTCATATCAGAAAAATAAGGCATATCAGCCTTATACATTCTGTCGTATGCTTCGTAGCTTGTATATTCTCCGTCACTTGTCTGCTTAGTAACTGTAAATATTCCCAACTGAATATATTTAATTTCTGTGCCAACCTTAACACCTTCAAATGTGGTAATTTCCTTATTTTCAAGGCTTATTGTTGGCATATAAATAGAAAAGGTAACACTGCTGCTGCAAGTGTTACCTATCGTAATTTCGTTATTGGGATTTATCATGTTTTGAAACTTGAAATTGTTAAGTGTTTCAGTATGTTCTTTTTCATCAACAACATACTTGGAATAGTATCTTGCACTATTTCCCTTAATAATTTCCGTCATAGCTGTGTCTAATATCTTCATTCTACACCGCCTTTATTGATTAATTAATGGCTTATCATAAATTCAATTGAGTATAATTTAGCTGGTGTAATTTCTTCGCATTTGTCGAATGCGTCCATAGGAAGCATTGTCATGTCAGGCGCTTCAATTTCTTGTTCATTGATTTCCTGCAATTCTTCCTGTAACTTCTTTAAGTTCTCTGATGTAATCTGATACTGATTATCATTGACAACTGGATTGCCACTGTCGTCCTTGTCTGCATACTTAATCTTAGTATCTTCTATGGTCTGTAGCGTTGTCTTGTGCAGCTCTTCTAACGCCTTAATATTGCACATAACAGCCATGGCAATTCTGCCTGTAGTCTTGTCATGCGATATGTTGCTCAAACTCTCAAATCTGTCTATTAACTCACTTGTTTTAAGTTTCATGTGGAACCCTCTTTCTATTTCTGAATCAAACTTAATTTTGCTCCGACTATTAATCCGTCCTCATTCTTTGCTCTTGTGAGGTATGGATATGTCACATCTCCTGTATAGATTGTCATTTCCTTTTGTGTACCGCCTAAGAATAGAACTTGTGCTGTTGGGAATGGGTTATTTTCATCACTAATCACATTATCAAGCAACAACGCCTGTTCACCTGTTAGTGGTGGTAATTGAAGCTCTACTTTGTCTTTAATAGCCACGATAGTTCCTACCATTTCGCCGTAGTCATTTCTTCCTGTGTTCTTAGACCATGTTTTATTTCTGCTGTACGTGTAGCCGTTATATGCTACTGGGAATGTCACCCCCTCGATAATTACAGCACTTATCATTAAATTGCTCCTTTCTGCCTAAAAATGGGTAATAAAAAGGACACCTCACAATTAAGTGAAATGTCCTTGTCATTTTGCTATTTATTTGTTATTATTGACGTGAGCAACTTATATGTACTCATATGTGCTAATCAGAACAGGTCTACCCAACTTGTTCTGATTTTTTTATTCTGCTTTTAATGTCAGCTTCATAAGTTTCTTACTTGAACCCCAAGCTGTCACTTCTAAATCAACATCACTCTTATCTTCTAGTATGTATATCCTTGCAACTGTAATATTTGCACCTGTCTGCAACTCTCTTGCCGCATTGTTGTATTCATCAACATCAAAACTAGCTAACGGATAGTCAAGTTCCTTGCCATTCTGAAAGCAAGTGACATTATAGTTGTAAATAAATGCTTCGTTGTCTTTTGAATTATTTGTAAAGTCAAAATAGACAACAACTACTTCTCTATCATTGCTATCTGTAATTACTTCGTGTTTAAGGTATTTAAGCGTTGTGTCATCATTTGTTGCTGTGTCTGTATCTTGCTGTGTTGCACTAGCTTGTTTCGTAGCATTAACATTGTTACTGTTGTTACCACTTCCGTTGCTAAAAGCAACTATTAGAAATAGTGTAAATGATACTATTGCAAAGTAAGAGCCTAAGTGTCTTTGTGACTTGTCGCCTTTACTTTTAATTAAATCCACAATAGCCAATATAAAACCTATTGGGATTGTGAATATAAATAGTGCTGTTACTGCCGCCGCTATGCTTAGTTTACTGTCTTTTTTCTTTGCTTTCTTTTCTGCCATATTGTGTTGCCCCTTTGCTTTTATTTTATAGCAAAAGAATAACACAATACGCAAATCTTATCAATATGGAAAAGCCGCTTGACCTGTCATATTGGTATAGTTATTGGCTTTATCCTGTACCATTGTAAACAATTTATCAGCGTCACCTTGTAGTGTTACATTGACGTTATTGCTACTTTCTGCCATAGCCGCCCTAACAGCATTATAAACTGCTGGATAAACTGCATTAGCAATACCTGTTGTAATTTCTTGTTGATTGGCTACCGCTGTTCTTCCGTCCATAGTACCAACCATTTCGGGTGCAACTTCATTAGCAACGAATAACTGTCCTTTGTTTGGGAATCCACCATTTGCATAAAAGTCAACGCCAATATGAGGAACTTCTGGAGGCATAAGACTAAATTCGCCCTCAATGCTAAAATGTGGCATTTTAATATGAGGGAATCTAAGTGATAAGTCGCCCCACCAGTCCTTTAGGTCGTACCATAAATCTCGTATATAACTAAAGAAATCTTCTATTGCAACTGATATTCTGTGAAGTTCTGGCTTGCTATCCCACCAATCAAGTACGTTATACCACTCGCTTTTAAGTCCTTGCATTATTCCGCTTGCCATATCGTTCCATCTGTCTGCTGTAAAGTAAGGTGCTACGTGGTTATTCCACCAGTTATATATGCCTGTGCCGCTCCACCAGTTAGAAAAACTATCCCAACTGTTAGATAAGCTATTCTTAATATTTTCACCTAAGTTGCCCCATCTTTCTTTAGTAAAATATGGTGAGACATTATCATTCCACCAATTATATATTCCTGTGCCACTCCACCAATTATTGAACGAAGTCCAACTATCAGTTAAGCTACCCTTTGCGTTATCTCCAAGAGATTGCCATTTTGCCTTAGTAAACCAAGGCGCAACACTTGTAGTCCACCAATTTGCTATATCATCTTTATGCCCGAATGTGATAGTTTCTATTACTCCATCAACAAAGCTGTCTAAATCTTCAAATGGCGCTTTTATAAGATATGCTAATTGGTCAAACATTGACATGTCTATCTTCTCGCCTGTGAGTGCTTCATTTAACTTGTTTCCTAAGCTAAATCCACCAATAGCCGCACCAATGCCGCCTATAATACCTGTACCGATTGTTAAGCCTATTTCCCCAGCAGTACCAGCTTGCATAATTGTGGATAAGTCCGTTGTTAGCATAGTTTGTAAGCCCTCTAATAGTCCTCCGCTACTAGAAAAACTTTTTATTCCTTTTTTTATAGCACTCCAGCTTAATGCGTCAGATATTTTTTCGCCCACTTTTTTGCCTAAGCCAGTAAACTTCATAACTCCAAGAACTGACATAATTGTAGTTTCAACAGGTGCAGATTGAAACATTCCTTGCCACATTTCAATGGCTGCTTTTATTGCTTCCCAAATTGCCTTGCCTACACTTGAAAGAACTTCTCCCCAATCAATTCCGGCAAGATAATCACCCATATTTCTGCCAATTCCGTACCAATCAACTTTATCAATAGCGTCTGCAAACCAGTTAAATATGCCACTAACTAGCTTTGATGTATCTTGTCCTGCTGCATAAAAATCCCCGATTGCAAAATCTTTAAATATCTTCCTAACAGGTTCGAGTGCTTTCTCTATTCTATCAGCCCAAGCAACTGCCGAATTTTCCATATTGGCAAATGCTTTATTCCAAGCCGCTTCATATTCAGCCGCCGCCTTAGCAATATCATCTGTTAAGTCAATACCGCTACCGCCGCCACCGCTTGAACCCTTGCTTGAACTTGTATCGTCCTGTAATTTATTTATTTCATCAAATCCCATAAGAGATAATGTAGCTTTCTTTGCTGAATCAGCTACATTTTGGTATCCGTCTGAAATATCTTCCAGTCCGTCAGAAGTATCTTTGTATCCGCTTTGTCCGAAACTCTCAAAGTCAATCTTTACACCCATAAGGCTTGCAAGGTTCACTAGAAGTCGCTTAATTGCAATAGTTACTCCGTTTGCAACTGGCATAACCTTTGAAAGAATTGGTATAAACAGCTGTCCTGCTACCATTCCTACTTCTTTCATATTGTTGCTGAACTGGCGTAACATATTTGATGGGCTGTTAATCGTGTATGCTAAATCACCCCAAGATACTTTACTTTGGTCTAATATCGCCAACACTCTTAACTGCTGTTTTTCCATCTGTGTCATTTCTGATACAGACTTAGAAATGCCTAGGTTATAAGCATATGTCGCTAATGTAGCATTAGTAATATCAATACCATACTTATACAATGCCCTTGATTGACCGATTAAGCCGCTTTGCAAGTTCTGTGCTACCGTTGAATAGTCCACATTAAAAAGTGAGCTTATATCGCCTGCAAGCATTGTCATTGACTTTGTTATTGCCGTTGTTGCTTCGCCTGTCTGTCCTAATGAATTAGTGACAGAAGCTAACTGTGAAGCATACTGTGTTATCTCTTGTATGTTAAGTCCTAAGTTCTTTGCTCCGCTTTCTTCAAGTAAGCCACCTTGAACATTGACTTTTAAGCCAGATAGCTTTCCAAGAGTATCATTTACTCTGCTTTGAAAACTTTCTGCATATGCCGTAGCATTATCATAGCCGTACTTTTCGTAATCTTTATCCCATTCTGAACCAATCTTACCAAACGCAACCGCTTGATAGTTGAACGCTTCGATGTAATCTGTCGTTGACTTGATTGCTTCTATAAGTTTCTTACTGCCACGAATTACCATAAAATAGGTGGCATAAAACTTACCTATTGCACTTGCCAAGTTCCAACTACTTCTAGTTGCTGTTCTAGTGCTCGTAGAAACGCCATACAGCGACTTTTGAAGTGAGTTTGAAGAAGTACCCACCTTGCTACCTTGACTAGCAAGATTAGCCAATGCGTTAGTCATTTGAATAACATTTTGACTTACTGTTGGTGCTCTTGATAGCGTTGTCATTAAGCCATTTAAAGCATTACCTAGCTTTGGAATGTTTACAACGGCGTTTTCAATACTCTTACTGCCTAGCTTACCAAGTGACTTTGCAAATTCTGTGACTTGTGTTGCATTTTGTGGAATAGCTGATATGCTTGCAACTGCCTTTGTGACAGCTTGAAGTGATGTAGCTGTGTTAGTTAGTGCAACTGAATCAACAGAACCTATCTTTGTGATGTTCTTAGCAAGTCTTGTAAAATCTGCTGTTCCTGCGTTCATATTCTGCATAGCAGAACCTAACTGACTAACACCACTTGCAAGACCACTTAGTGATGAACCATTCACAGTTGCAAGTGATGTTGACAGCCTTGTAAGCTGATTTATCAGTTTATCAACAGAATTGATAGCTTTAGTGGCAGTACCGGTAATTTTGACTTCTAAACTGTCTAATTCCACGCTTTAACCCCCTTTTATAAGATTGTTGGCGGTAGCCCTCTCTTTTCAGCCTGTGCCGCCCATTTTTGCTCATTGAGTAACATCAGTTGTAACTCTTTATCGTTGGTATCTTTTTTACTTTCTTCTGTTTTTTCTGATAAAATAGCTTGTTTAGGATATTCAATGTGTACATCTTTATTAAATGCCGCACCTATTCCGCAAGAAATAGCTGGAATTGCGTAAACTAAAAACCAGTTATACATTTCTGAATCGCGATTTTGCCTATCAATCTTTTTGCCTTTTGCATATAGTAATAATTTTGTAGGTGTCATTTTAAGAAAGTCTGAATAACTAACGCCTAGCGAACTGGCTAAGACAAAGTATTCTTCCCAGATTATTTTGTGGAAGTCTGCTTTTTCTTGTGGTCTTGCGGAACTACTGTCGGTTTCTTCCGCTCCTGTGTCGCTTCTTCCACATTGTTTGCCATCTCTTCCAACATCGCTGTTATTCCGCTCAACTCGAAAAAACCATCATCTTTCATCGCTTTCTTAATTTCTTCAAACAATGTTCTATATCCGTAACTCTTATCTGTCTTTCTCTTCTCTGTAATATATGCTCTAGTGAGTTCCTTTGCTTCATCCATAGTTACAGGGTTATTGTCAATACAGCCTGCATAAATGGCTGTGACGCAAATTTCCGATGCTTTTGATACAGTTTCGCTAAGAATACCAAACGCAAGTTTTGCCGCTTCACTTTCACTCTTTGCTGTTTTAGTGGAAATCGCAGACAAGCAAGAAGAGGTTATACATTCAAACATCTTCTGCACAATGCTTTCACACTCTGCTGCGCCAAAAGAGAACTCTACTTTGTATTCTTTTTCATTTACATTAATATTCATCATAATTTTTACCCTTTCCCACCCTATCACCATATAGGGAAAGGTGCGGATTTTACACCGCACCTACCTTTTAAAATAATTATTCTGTTACATCATCAAGATATGATGTGTAGTCGGCTGTTTTGGCGTTTGTGCCACCAATCGACACAGCCTTTGATTTAGTCGATTGGCTTATCATTCCCCCACCTTTGTTACTGTGAATGTGCCACCAGCAGCCTCGACAACTTGAAGCTTGTCTGTGCATTCGATAGGTGAAGTGTTAGGAACTGCTGTTACTGTCATTTCAAGTACTGAATCAGTACCAGAAACATCATTAGGTGTTGCTGTTACCTGTCCGACAAATGCGTACTTAGCAACCGCACCTAATCCGTCAGAGCCATATAACTGAATAATATCTAACTGCTTGCCCTCCGCCTTGATTAAGTCCTGTAAATAAGCCTTTTCAAGATTTCCTATGTAAATCTTAGCGTCAGATGTTTTGATACCCATTAAGAATGTCTGTGAATCATCTTCAAATGTTGTGCTTTCAACTGTGTTAGGTGCTGATACTGGTGCTGAAATTGACTTAGCCGCAACCATTAACTTATATGAGCCTGCAAAACCATCTTCGCTATGCTCCTTGTAGATAACTCTAGCTTTATAACTTGTACTTGCCATTGCCTTGTCTACCTCCTAAAAATTTGCAAAAAAATAAGAGCATTTCTGCTCTTTGTTACATTAATCTGTCATTTGCCGCTATCATTCGTCTGAATCTAGCGGTACTCTTATGTACTTTATTACTGATTGAGAACTCTGGCATTGGTGCGCCTTGGAATCTCATTGTCTTGAATGTATCTGTAATTACTGCCATAACCTTGCGACAATCAGACTTACTTGTGTTAGTGGTAACATCTACTTGAAATGTTGCTAACAATGCGTTAATTGTCTGTCCGTCAAGCGTTTGTCCTTGTTCAACTGCTGGCAGTAAATGAATGTATACTGTCGGGAATACTGCTTGACCGCTGTTTTCTCCCTCATTTGTTATAACTATCTTTGGATATGTTTTTTTAAGCTGTGTTAGGGTTTTAGCCTTGACAAGTGCTGTGACTGTGTTTTCAAGGTCTATCGCCCAATCATTAGCGTTTGCCATTAACTAAACACCTCTCTTGCTATCTGCTTATACTGATTAATAATCTCTATTGTAGCGTTATACATAGGCATTGTAGCTTTAACGCCGTGCGTATAGTGCCATTGATTATCATTACCTAAGTAGTACCAACCGTCGCTGAATGCGTGGACTTGCCCCGGGTATGTTCCTACACCCAAGCCGAAATCATTAGCCTTTGGGTTCTCGTTGCCGCCGTTGTAATAAATACCAGCACCAAATTCAATCGCTAACAGCGTGTAAAATGGCTCTCTATCTTCTACCTCAACAGTTTTACCGGTAGCAACTAAAATAGCTTGATAGCCATCTTGAATAGGCTTTCTGTCAACTCTCAATGTTACTGTCCTGCCTAATGGACTTTCATTAACACTCATAATTGCCGCTTTGTCTCCTAATTCTGCTAATCGTTCAACAAGCAATTCGCATTTATACTGCAAACTCTGCTTATACTGTTGTAGCTGTCTGATAGCTTCATTTACGGACTTTTCAGATAATGATATATTAATTGTATGTCTTGCCATAAACGCGCTCCTTAACTGCTTGCAAAATAGCTTGTCTTATGCTTTCATTTATTGGCTCTTGCGTAGATGGAACTGTCTTTCCTTTAAAGATAGAACCAACTAGCTGTTTATTTCTCTGATACTTCGTATTTACCACCTACTTTACAACTGCTTTAAGCATATACTTGGTTGAATATAATGCTGGTTTAATGCCTACAATGGTAAAGTCTGCCGATGTTTTATCAACAAGGCTGTCAGATGTGTATGTAGGCTTACTATTAAGCCATATAAGGTCGCCCTTTTGAATAGGTAGTGTATTCCTATCTGTCAGCAAAATAGCGTCAAAATCAGCGGTATCAAAGCCGTATTCCTTGCTCTGTGCTTCTCCACCGCTGAAAGCTATATTTGCTTTAAAATCCATAGGCTCTGAAAAGCCTGTTTTTTCTTCAAGAACTTTGGGTATCTTATTCCCCTCATCGTCAAGATAAGGAATAAAGTTACCCTCTGTGTCGGTATATCCCTCATAAAGAATATTGCCGTCATCGTCTCTTTCGTAAATAGTTACTGTCTGTCCTTGAAGCGAATACTTCATAGCTTGCTTATTGATGTCAAGCATATTACTTCACATCCTTGCCAAATCGCTTCCATAGTTCAGACAGCTTCTCCCAACCGTACATCGCTACAAAAGCAACAACAAATCCTGCCATAATCGCCGCAAGAATCATATACCACAGTATTGTCATCTGAATATACTGCATATAGGCAACAAACGCCGCTACAGTAATACCGATTGACAGGACAAATACTACAATATCTGTAGGCACTTTATTGAATACTCCAATGCCCTTAATTACCTGCGTAATTACAGACACCATAAAAGCTAATGCCCCGATGATTGCTAACACGATTGTCATGTTTGTGATTAATACCTGCATAATTTCCATTAGTCTTTACCTCCATTCTTTAAGTGAATTTCCTGTATTTCGTTATACATCTTAGTTACCATTCCATTGCCACCCAATGCGTGATATGCGTTATACATCTCAACAAAATTGTCATAAGCATAAGATGGAATTTCGCCTATTTTCATATACTTATCGTGATATTCGATAAGCTGTACTCGCAAAAGCAACATTGTACCTTTGCTATTGGCGTCTTTGTCTTTTTTCTGTTGCTTCAGAAGCCAAACTATATAGCCAAGTAATATCGGTAATACTACGGTATAAGTTTGTAATAAAAATTCTTTCATTTTATATCTCCTGTAAAATTAATAGGCACACCGCCCACCACCCTTAATGTGTGCCGCCTGCTACCATATTGCCGACATCAGCAAAATGGTAACGCACAATCTTCTTTAATATTCTGTAATGCCCTATAGGCGTTATAATACTTTGGCAAATGGAAATACCCCGACAAATAAGCTGTCTCTATCTCTCCAAGTTCTGTTGACACCGCCCTCATTCATACTCGCCATGTAGTTTTCACCAGCTTGTGAATGGTCGTAGACAGCCAGATTAACAATAACACTCTCAAATTTCTTCAAGTCCTCGGTTATCATTTCATCTGTGTAGCTGTCAGGGTAATTTCTTCTTGCCTTTACATCTTCTGTAGCCTGCTTAATAAGCTGTTCGATTATCGGATTATCTTCTTTGTTATCGAACACTACCACATCAGATGTTGTATCATCATCGTTTGTGACAGTTTCGATATGATATTGTCCGAGTCTTATTTTGACTTGCTCTAATGTGGTGTATTCCATAATTTCAGCTCCTATAACCCTAATTTCTCAATTAACAGCTCTTTAAGTTCTGCTCCTGTAAGCTCCATTGCGTTCTCAATACCTTGTTCTAAGGCAAGTGTCTGTAAGTCTGCTGTTGGCATACGCTTAATAGTTGTCTTACTATAATCAAAAGAAGCCCCATAATTATTATTTTCTGGAACTTCTTCACCTGCGTTATACCATTTACCATTATGAATCACTATATATGGATATTTCATAGTTGCACCCCCTACTCTTCGCTATGAACCTCATATACGAATGTGCTATCCATATTCTCGTATGATGGAAGAACAACCTCGGAAGCAAATGTTGACATCTTCATAGGTGGTCCGTACTCTGTCTTTGTAGCAACTGTGATACCCGTGCCGTATACTGTTACATCTACATCAGCTACCTGTCTTGCAGTTCTTTCTTCCGGTGTAGTTCCGAACCAAGTATTACCAAGACTACCTTCTGGAAGAAGTGTAACCTTGTTATCTGGGTAGAAGTACTGCTCCTTACCATCATCATCAATGTACATCTTATCGTAAAGTACAATAGTGAGCTTTGTTCTCTTCTGCACTACTGAAATAACGGTATCATCATCAACCTCGATAGTTGCTGTAAGGTTCTGTGCGAGGATTGAGTTTCTTATCTGTGCATTATCAAGCAAATACTGGAATGTATTGCTATTCATAAGCACATATCTAGCAATCTTGCCCTGCTTCTGTAACTTCTTTCGTGCATTGTTAAGATCTGTGAGTGGCTTTGAATTAGCTGTATCACTCCACATACTTGTGCCAGACAGCTTTGCGTAATGGTCTTTTGCGTATGAACCATCCTTATCATAATCGTAAGCATACTGAACGCCGTCACTTACAATGGCAATTACTGGATGACCTGCATTTGTTGCAAGAAGTGACATTCTCATTCTCTCCGGTACAACCTCTGCGCCACTTACAAGGTTGTTAGTATCGTCATATACGCTTGATAAAGCACTTGCAAGGTAAGGGTCATCTTCTGATTGAATACGCTCAATTTCAAGCATTTCCTCTTCACCAACTGTCATTCCTTCACGGAAAAATGCCATCTGTGTTTTTTCCTTGCTTAACCCCTCTCTAGCTCTAAGTGTTGGGATTGTGTCAAAGTTAGATGGTGCAAGTGATACCGGAAGCCCTTTATGCGTCTTAATCCAGCTTAAATCAAGCCCCTGTTTCTTTCTTTCCGGAAACCACTGTAAACCAAGATAAGGTATCTGGTTACTGGCGTTTTCTGTTGCTGATAATGCAATAGACTTACTGTCTAATACTTCATTGATTAACATCTGTTTACCTCCTGTTATTATTCAAATACAATCATTGGAAGAGCTGTCTTAACTGTTGCGTCATAGGTAACGCCTGAGTGTGCTTCTGCTACCTTTGTGTTAAGATATGCTTTCTTAAGCAGTACTCCCTGTGGTCTGTCCTCTGTTACATCGAACCTTAAGATACCCACTACTGTAGCTGTATTGTCAGCCTTGCCATTTGCTCCGATTGGAGTACCTGCTTTGACAATCTTCTTGCCCTGTGCGTTTGTAGCTGTTACACCATCAAAATCAAGTGTTAATGGGATTGCTTCGTTAGGCTCTCTCTTTAAAATCTGAACATCTCCTGCGTATGAAGTCTTTTCATACTGCATATTCATTTCCTTTGCCATTTTTTACCTCCTGTTATTGTTGAATGTAATGTGATAAAACGTCATTGTTCTTAGGTGCATTAGATATAAGGCTTTCTGCTATCTTTTCAGCGTTTGTCTTATTGCCTGCACCGCCTTTATTACTGCCACCGCCTGGAATATCCTGATGTTTAGCAATCTCCTGTTCCTTAGCCTGTGCCGCAGCTGTTTCTTTTTCGGACATAATCTTGCCAAGTTCGGTGTAATCAAGGCTTCCATCATCTTTAACAACTGTCTTTGCCTGTTCAGCAGTAATCTTAAAATTAGTCATAGCTGCTTCCCTCTGGTCTCTGATAGCGTTAGATTTCTGTAAATCGGCTATCTGCTGATTAGCTGTATCTAAGGCTTTATTTGCCTTTTCAAGCTCTGTCAGATTACCAGCCTGTATTTCATCAAGCTGTTTCTGTAAATCGTCTGCTGTGTCAGCCTTAGCCTTGTACTGCTTTGCCTTGTTTTTCTCCGTAGCAACTTCTGAATTGTTCTGATTAAGAAGATTTGTAATCTGTTCATCTGTTGCTTCTGGAAAAAGTTTTAATACATCTTCTCTTGTCATAATTACCTCCGTTAAACACACGCTTTTGTTACCGCAGGTCGCTCCTGCTGTGTTTTCTGCTATTTACCGCATAGCTGCAAAATGTATAAAATAAAAGCAGCTACCGATTATTCGATAACTGCCTTATTTTGCTGATTATTAAACTGATTAACTATCTCTCGTGCTTTCTTTTCTTGTTCTTCTACATCTTTAATGGTTTTGTATAGATTATCTAAATATGGCTTAGATAATACATATGTTTTTTCAGAATCGCCCCATAACCCAACTGTCTTAATTGCAACAAGCGGATGTATGCCAGCTTGTAAAAGCAAGAGCAACGTCTGTGCCTTGGTGTACATATTATCTTGTGGGCTATGATTTATCTGCACGTCAAAATCTCTGACTGACAGCTTTAAATCTTCTCCTGCAAGCCTTAGGATATTAAGAACAACTATTGCCAATCGTTTTTCACACGATTTAACAACAGGGTCTTTCAATTTTGCTCTTGTTTTAGAAAAGTCCCAACCATTTCTTAATTCAACCGCCCCCTGTGTATCTCCGCCGGTATTACCTTGTTTGTTAGGAATTGCCAGTATTGATAATGTGTTATCCCATAAATCTTCCTTAGCAACTTGGCATTGTGTTTGATTAAGCTCCTGTGTCATAATTTCGACATCTGACTTGTTGTTTTCATTGATAGATTTAACTGTAAGGGCGTGGTTCATTTTCATTTTTTCAAATGTTTCTGGGTCAACTTCACAATTAACAAACTTAACCCAGTACTCAACAAACTGCTGTATACTATCCATTCTGTTAGACTGCATGTTATTAATAGCGTCCAACATACCTATGACAAGCTCAATATCAGATATTCTTTCGTGGTTATTAGGAAATTCAACAATAGGGATTTCGCCGTATGTATGTAGCTTTGCTTCAACTACCTTGCTGTCAACAATTCTAAAAGACATTGTGTCGGAAAAAGCCATTTTATACCAGTTTCCATCCTCGTCTTTAAGTTCTTGCACAACAAGCATAGGTTCTTCTGTGCTTTCATTGTAAACAACGTAAGTATTCATTGGCGTAGGTGCTACAATTCTGAATGGTACATCTCCATTTTTAGGCTGAACCGCTTTAAATGATGTACCTGTTGCAGACTGCCACTCTCCAGCTTTAATATCTTTTTCTTGTTTATTGGCATCCGCCATAAAATCATTGAGTATGTCAACTGCCTTATTGATAGTTTCATCATCTTTGCGGCTAATAAACTGGATTGGCTCACCATACGTCTGTCCTACCTTGAATTGAACAATTTCATATGCGTGGTTCTCAACAATCTTGTTTGTAATATCTTCATTAGTCAGCTTATGTCTATACAGTATCGGTTGGTCGCCCTTGTAGTAATGCCACAGATACTTAATAACTGGCTTATTCCAATTAAATACACCTATAGTACTTCCAATAACCTTAACAACATTGTTAGCAGTTATTGTATCTACATTCGTGTATGCAATTTTTCTACCATAACAGCCTCTAACAAGGTCTTGAAAATACATTTTGTTCATATCTTACTCCTAATAAAATGTCATACCGCTTGAGCTTCTGCTGTTTGGTATTTCCTTAATCTGAAAATTATCATCATCGTTAGGCACATACCATATCCATTTACGGCAATGCTTGCACGCTAACTTATGTGTTCGTGGGTCTTTGCTGTCTGCTTTGGTTAAAAACTTGTGACAGTTCGGACACATAATTGATTTATCTTTATTCATATAAAAATTCATATTTCTACCTCATTGCATAACAAAAAACACCGCTACAATTAAGTAACGGTGCTTTCCGATAAAGGATTGTAATATTTGATGAAAAACAGTTCTGTAATTTCTTACAGGTATACTATACCACGCCGGCAATGTGACATTCTATGACATCTTTTATAAATATTCATTTCCATATTTATCTTCAAAAGCTTGTAATGCTTTAGCGTGTATTCTGTGTACCTGTCTCCAGCACCAGCCTGTTTCATTTGCAATTTTTTCAAATGTAAACTTTCTGACATATCTTAGAAACAATACTGTATAATAATCTTCGTTGTTTATCTGCTCTATCTGCTCTATTATTTTGTTCTTTACATCAATGTATTTATCTATAAGCTTGTCAAGGCTTTCTTCCATTTGTTCAAGTCTGACATATCCGCAGCCTGTTTTGTCCGGATCTGATGATGACATAACTCTTTCTTCATTAACAACTGCTGATATACTGTATGATAATTCTTTATACTGTGTTATTTCTATCAATTTATTATCAATTATTTTGTTGTAATAGCTTATCTGATTAAGATAGTCCTTAGTTGTCATAGTAGATTAATACCTCCTAAATGGATTTATAGCAGCTTCAACTTTAGCTGCTCTATTACCTTGTGTCATTCTTAGTGCAAAGTTTGAGAAAACATCTGGAACATCATCTAATTGTTTCTTGCCTGATACCGAATACTGCTTTAATAATGACATCATTACCCCGTATGGCTCATTAGGCTTATAAAGTGAGGAGTCTTTAAAAATAATGTGCTGTAATATCCAGTTAGAGCATTGGAAAATTCGTGCTTCCTTATTTGTTTCAGTTGGGGTATCAGTAATGTTACATATCCATCCAACACTCTCAACACGCTTATTAACTTCCATTGCAACTCTGTCTCCACCGGCATTACGCTCAAATTCACACTCTTGCACTTTGTTATTTGCAAGTACACCTGCAGCATTTCTATATTGTTCTTCATAATCTGCCGTGTTATCGCATACGCAATCAATGCAGTAATAATCTTCTCCATATTTTTGCAATACCGGTAGTACAAAATAATCCGTGCCTTTACCTTTTGTATCACATTGAGCTGTGATAATCTCTGGTTCTCCATGTGGTAGATTGAGGTATCTTCGGATTTTATCATCTGGGAATAATAATCCCTCACGTTCTATAGGGTCTTGTTTATACAGGCAGCGATATGAGATTTCATCCATAAGCAACTGAATATCTTCAAAATCCTTTACTGTATAGCCACCAAATTCAAAGTCAAAATTACTTTCTTTTGTTACCGGGTCTACATCAGGCACGGAAATTACTTTAACTCGTTTGTTCCCCTCATAAGCTTGTATAATACGTCCTATTACGTCTCTAACGCTCCACCTTGTAGCAATATGTATTTCTTTACATGGGTTTCCATCCTCGTCCGGTATCTTTCTTTGTCGTGCATCCACTGCATATTTATCCCACAATTTGTCAAGATATGTTGGGTTTAGTGCTTCTTCAATGCCGCCTATCATATCATCAACTAGCAGAAATTTGTTGGCTCTGACTTTACCAGCATTTTTGCTACCGACAGATGTACATTGTACAGATTGAAACGGCTTATATTTTCCTACGTTAAACTGTTCAAGCTTTGCATTTGTGCTTGTTACTTCAAGTCCAGGGAACACTTCTCCCCATGTATACTCGTCAGCGTTTGTGACAATATCGTATACTCCATCATAATACATTCTTGTAATGTCTCCGCTGTGCGAATAAAAAAGGTTATATCCGTTTGAGTACCAACCTATAACCGCAGAATGGAAAAACTTTTCGATTGTAGTTTTTCCTGTTCCGGGCGGCAGAGAAATACATAAAATATCGTATTTATCATCAATCATACCTTGTAATGCTTCTATTAAGCCTATTTTGATAAACTGTTTTCTTCTCGGCATATAGAATCTTTCTTTAGGTTCACGTTTCTTCTCTATGTACTGAAAATAGCTGTCAACTATTTTGCTTTGGGCTTCAAGCAATAGCACATCATAGTATTTGTCAAGTAAGTCAAAAGAGCTTTTGCTGTTAAATACAAACTTTTCTATTTCCCACATCGATAATCCTATATCACGCATACAAGCGTTTTCTATAAGTTCTTTTGTCCTAGCCGTACATTTTAACATTGTGTCAATTTCGCCCTCATTCTTGGCAAGCTGGCACACGTTGTAGTAGGTTTCTATAATATTTTCATCTATTCCATTTTGGGATATGTATTTTTCGCAATCATCTATCAGTTGATTTAATTCAGAATTCAAGAAAAGCACCTCCACTTTTCAGCAAAGGTGCTTATAGACCTCTGCCTATAAATGTTTTAGGGTAGCGACTAACTCTATTTGTTAGCCGGTAAAATTTTTATTAAAATGTTGGCATTGCTTCATTGCAAACCGGATGCAATTTGTTTATAAGTGCATTATAATCATCAATTACATACCTTACCGGAATCGTATATGCTTTAATGCCATATTTATTTGCTGTTTCCATTTCAATGCAACAGCCGTTCCAGTCGTAGCTCTCACATATTCCCATGAATACATCAGCCTGTGCCAGCTTCTTAAGGCTCTCGCCTAAATACCATACAGCTTCTTTGCTGTCTTTAGGTGGGTTATCCTCAATGTAGCTGTCGATAAGCTCTAACTCTTCGCCCTCGTATATTTCAGCAATCTTTTTCATCTTCTGAATACTTGCTTTAATTTCTTCCTCTGTTCTGCCTTTCATCGGCACGCTTACAAATAATTTTTTCATAATAATTCCTTTCCGCTGATAATCAGCAATTATTTATTTTAATTCATCTGCTGTAACTATATGCAAAATTCCATAATTACCTTTATCAAAACTATCTCTTGCGTTTTCGTGACATCTTGTGCGTAGTACATTTAATGCACTTTTAATATTGCTATTGTAAATAGCCTTAGCAATGTCAGAAAATGGTTGTGGGTTGTCTAGTCTTGAATTAGCTTCCGCTATAGAGCAATGCTTATATTGTATTATTGCGTCCATTGCAAAGTCTCTGTCCAAATTAACACCCAAAAATCTGTCTGTAACTGTATTCCATATGGCGTATAAGTTGTCTATATCATCTTGTAATGCAACTATTAACATAATCTCACTCCTTTTTCTCATTATTCGCTAATGATTTTGTTTCCTCTAGAATTTTCGTTTCTAATGCTCTTGAAAATTCATAATTATTTTTCGGGTATCTGCCTAGAATTGATTTTGCGTACTCATTGACTGCGTCAACTGAAACATCAATGCCAATAGTCATATCGTGAAATTCAGATGTTTCTATCGGTTTGCCATCATCATCGCCGATATGTTTAACATTATCAATCTTTCTGAATGTTTTCTTATTAACGCATAATACCTTTTCTGATACCTCAACACATTACGCTCTTTTTTCGCAGTTTGTACAACAGTTATTCTCATTGTATCGGCAAGTGGTAAAATTACAATTATTCATTTTTAATGCACCCCGTTCTGCCACATATGTAATGGCTTCTTGTATCAGAGATTGTCTTACAATCAATAACATTACCCTTGTCACGGCAAGTCTTAAGATGTTCGCATTTATCGCACTCTGTATCTTTTTCTCTATATTTTCTCGGCTTGTATCCCTTAAAATCCTTGCACTCATAGTCAAGTGATGTATCATTCCCTTTTTGGCATTCATAAACCGGATATTCTTCCCCTGTTTCTTCGTCAAAAATATAATCTTCTTCGCTGAATTTACATTTCGAACAATCATTCATTCCTCATAAACCTCTCAAAATCTCTTTTACACTTAGGGCATAACTCATATGTTCTTTCGTGAAATCCATATCTTCTAGTATTCTTGATTTCAAGGCACATATCATTATCTTCAAAAGTGGGAACTATATCTCCGCAACATCCAACTTGCTTAAATCTAACTTCTTTCCAGCTCTTAGGTATTATTTCTTTTCCGCACCTGTCACAAGTGTGCCATTCTTTTTGATGTTTCATAGTAATCCCCCTTTGCAAAATTGGCAAACTCTTCGGTTATTCTTTAAAAAGCACTTCTTTCACTAAAAAAGTAAGTTGTATCTTTTTTATTTCAGACTCATCGTCTGTAATGCCATCTACACACTATATATACTATCAACTGGGTTACCATCAAAGAAAACTTTGACATATCCTTTTGAAATATCCAACAATGCTTCTTTAATCATTCTTTCACCAACTTTCTAAGCACCATACATAAACATATTTCCAAAACGGGAATCATTTAGTGCTTTTTCCAATTCATCTTTATACTTAAATGGACTTAAAGGGCTTTTTATTTCTTCCCTCAATACAGGCGACATATTGTCTATCAAAATGCCTTGTGTAGTGCTTGCAAGATTTTGTGGTGGCAAATCCGCTAAAGCGCATAGCTCCATTCTTTTATGGTCGCATTTTTCAGATTTAGGGCAACTTTTACATTTTTCTGCTAATTTACTTAAAGGTTCTGCCATTAACTACACCAACTTTCTGCCACACATAGGACAATAATTGATTTTATAATTTGATGTAATTTTTTTTCGCAAAGCTCGCACATATCACTTCTTCCCCCATAAATTATCCGGTAATTCTTCACCGCCATAAATCTTGTTAGCGTATTTCTTAAATGTCGGTACGCTACAACCTGCTACTTTTGCCGCCTTTACTTGTGAAAGCTGCCCCGATATGTACAGGTTAATTGCTTCATAGAACTTATCTTTGTTTAGTGGGTGTACGCCTGCTGCCATAATAATCACTCCTTACTTTGATTTTCAACTTGATGATTATATTTTCTTACATCACTACGCATTTTAGATGGCATATTCTTATAACCTGTATTTTGAAGTTCTGCTTTGAAAGCGTTAAAATCATCATCATTTTTAACAAATATACTGACATATTTATCAATCTGCGGTCTTGTCATAAGCACACCATTTTCAGTAAATACCTTTTTGATGTAGTTTGTATAATAACAATATTCTTTGACTTTTTCGTGGTATAATCCCCAAAAATAATCAGCATTTTCTTTTGTTTCAAACTTTGCCCTAATCTCATTGTTAGAAATGTGATTGTAACAATGTCTGCACAATGTAATTAAATTGCTCTCTCTATCATCGCCGCACATTGAAGCTGTTCTTATATGTGACATTACCAACGCCCTGTATTCTCTGTTACTCTTTCCGCAATATCTGCAAGTATAATTATCTCTTTTAAAAATCTTGGTCTGTAAATCTTTGTATGAACTCATAATGAATACCTCCTACAATTCCTTACTTTCACACCAACTGCTCTTACAAGCGTAGTTCATAATGTTAATTAAGACCTTTTCAGAAGAAAAATGAACTAAGCTATAATCACATTTTGCCGAAAACTTTGTATTGAAATATTCATCAACCAACATCTTGTAGTCTGTATTATCGTCCATATCACTTATAGCTGCGTAATAGGTATCTGTATATCCGTCACGCTCTATGTCGGTTTCTTTTGTTAAATTATCTACTACTCTTGATAAAACCTTATCTGTTAATGGGTAGTGGTATTCTCCAGTACATTCTCCGTGTTTATCTAAAAAGTATTTAAAGAATGCTTCTACATTTTCTTTGAGTGTTTTATCATTAGTCCAATCATAAGCTATCTTACCAGCTCTACTTATCATTCTTTCCTCGGCAACTTCCCAATCACTTTGAGAGTATTCGCTTATCGGCTTAAACTCTTTCGCTTTTTTATCTTTGGGTAAAAAAGAATTACACTGTTCTCTGTTAAGAGAATTACTTTTAGTATTTAATTCATTAGTATTTTGTATATTAATATTTAATTCATCAGTACTTAATTCATTAGTATTTAATTGTCCGTGGTTTTCTACCTGTTGGTGTTCAACCCCTAGATTTTCTGTATCTTGTTTTTCTATTTTCTGTTTATATGGTTCTTCGTAAACCTCATAGGTGTACTTTATTCTTCCACCATTGCTTTTTGTTGGGTTTTCTTTAGTAACCACAACATAATTATTATCCCTTAACTCATTTAAAGCCGATTTAACAGCTGTTTCATTCTCTTTACTTATTGCAACTAACCCAGCTATTGAATAATCCCAATTATCGGGCAATGAAAGCATTACGGACAATAATCCTTTTGCTTTCAAACTTAACTTTTTATCTCTTAAATGAGTATTACTCATAACTGTGTAATTTTTTGTTTTATGCACTCTAATTGTTGCCATAATCGAATACCTCCGCTTGATATTATTTATGTATGCCTGTGATACATACTCCGCTTAATTGGTAAAAACAACAAACAGACACAGCGGAAGTGCTTTTCGGTAGCTAACCTAGTTTGTTGTAATCGGATAGACAGGACTTGAACCTGTGACTACTTGAATAAATCAAGGGCTACTCCCAACTGAACTACTATCCGTTGTACAGTTTCTTGTGTTGGAAAGTATTTATGGCACTTCATTACGCTATCTGCCATCCTGTTCGCAAATCAACCAACACAAACATTTTAATTATTTCAGCAGGGAATACTGCAACGCCTGCTTATTCGGGAGCTACCCGACAACTTGCTATGGTGAGGATTTGCACCTCCACATGACACTTAAGACGAGTTATCTAAGTTGCAGATTTCAACTCATAAATCTACTGCAATACTGGCTACCTATTTCAGCACATAGCAACTTACTCACACCTCTTAACCTAGGATAAGTCCGCAAACAGCATTACGCACGCAGACCTAAGAAGTGCTTTCAAAACGCCGACAGTAGGAATCGAACCTACACAACATTTCTGCTGGATAGCTTAGCAAGCTACTGGAATACCTTTATCCCATATCGGCTTAAAATAAAAAGACTAGCACAGAGAGATTAAACAATTCACATTTATAAATTACTTTGGAGGTCATTTATACGCTTAAAAATATTGTTTTGAGGGGATATAAAGTGCTAGTCTTAAATGACAGTATAGGGTATGAGCCTATAACAGGTCGTCGCAAAGCTGGATGTATCATTCTACCCGTGCAGTTGGGTTGTTCAAAGAAAGTGGCTTCGCTCGCTGTCTATCCCTTAAGGATAACTGCCTAATTATGAGATAATTATTACGTGCTGTTTACACGTAAAACCTCACGAACTTTCTGACAGTCCTTAACAGCTCTTGCTATGAGGTGAAAGGAGAACTTAATGTCATGGTAATTCCACCAAACCAGTAAGTTCAAAAGGTGCAAGTAACGATTAAGTACTTGCGAACTACCCCTATCAGAATCGAACTGATGATGTAAGAATCAAAATCTTATGCCTTGACCGCTTGGCTAAGGGGCAATTAAGCTACTCCTTATCTTCAAAGAGTGCTGCAATATCATTTGTGCTATCAATCTGTTCTACAAAGTTATCCGTGCCGTTAGGATGTGTGTCTGGATTACCATTGCAATTTTTGCAAGGCATTTCAAACCACATTTTAAATTTATACAAACAATTACAGCAATCTTCCTCTGGTTTAAGCATTAGACATCACCTGCCTGTCTGTGATTAGCTCTGTAAGAATCAAAGCCATCCGGATAACGTGCTATAAGCTTATCTATGTTTGTTTGCATTACATCATCAAGACTGAATCCGCAGGCTTCGCAAATCATAGCAATGTACCACATTACATCGCCGCACTCTTTCTTAAGATGTTCTAAGTCTATGCCCTTTTCGTGAAATATGCCCTTTTTAACAAGGTCTGATACTTCTCCAGCTTCACCAGTTAAACCTAAGACACCATTAAGAAGTCCTGCTATGTCATTTATGTTGCTACACTTAGCATTGCTTTCTGCTAGAGGACTAAGTGAAAACTTACCAGTTAATTCAATACTTAACCTATGATGAGCCTTTTTATCGTTAGTACGCATAGCCAATTTTTGGTATTCATTGCCCTGCATTTATAACTCCTAACTCTTTTTTTTATTTTTTAAAAATTTTTGGAATTTATTCAGCCGACTAGCTGATTCTCTGATGTGTTTATTGAATATCTTGTGATTAATTAATATGTGTCTATTATACATCTAATTAGCTTAAATGTATAGATGTTAATTGAATTATTTTTAATTAAATATATAAGTGATTTATTAGTATTAATTATATGATTAATGGTTAGGTATTATTTATATATAATTAGGTGATAATAATATAAATATATATTAATATATAAAGCCTTTTTCTTATCGTGGAAAAATGAGTAACTTAGTTGGGGCGTGTTCTGAGGGCAAATAAACCCCCTCCGCCCTTATCCGTGTAATTGTGTCTATTTTATGCCATATTTCCAAACAATTAACACAATTAACACCATATCCATACTATAACGCCGATAAACCTTAATTTATCAGCGTTATATAAATACTTATTACTCACAAGCCCAGTATTTAAGCGGTTTGCAAGCTGTTTAAATTGTGTCTGAATTGTTTACAGCGTTTATCTGCTGTTTATCGGTTAATTGTGTATTGTTTTGGCTCAATTGCTGGCGTATTTCTGCGGCTGTTAGAGCTGTTTTATTAGTGTTTTCTCTGCTGACGCCGGGCAAGTTCCAAGCGAAATGTCTGTTGAGTATCGCAAGAATTCCAACCGGGTTTTTATTGCCGGTTGCAAGCTTATTAGATAAGCTTTCTTCTCTAAAATCGCGCAGTTTTTGAACCAATTCGAAGCCCTTTGTACTTAGCTTTCTTTCATTCGCTCCCCAATCCATAAAAGTATCTTTATGTATTCCAGTTAATAAGCTAAAGCCTAATATACTACATTCTTTATCATACATAGAACACATATAATAATATATATATAATATATACTCTAATTTATCTAAATCATACATATAAAAATTACTATCCATTATACAATTAGTATTATTTTTATTAATATTCTTATTTAACTTTAATATACTTTTATCACTGAAAACATATTTATTTATATACATCAACGCGGCGTTCCAGCGGCTTTGTGGTTCTTTGGTCATATCTTCGATGTTGTGCTCTTCACAAAATTTTGTCAGATATAATTCTATGTCATTCTGGAATATCTCCGGTGTGTCTGGTGTTTCCTGTAGTTTCTCCATATATTCCCCTTTCTGCTGGACCTGCTCCAGCTGATTAATTATTATATATACTAATAACATAAAAATAACCCGATAACAATATTAATATTATCGGGTGTAAATCTTATATATTTAATTATTAAAATAATATAGCATAAATATATTATAAAGTCAATTTTATTTTTAGGCTTGACATAATATAAAAATCTGTTTATTATATAAAACGTAAACAGTAACAAAAATGTATTGAAATACGCTATTCTGTATTTTTAAACAATAACATCGGATGTATTGAAATATACTTTTTTGTATTTCTTAAATAGTAACGCGCGGCGTAGAAAAAAGAGGGTTTAAAGCCCTCTTTTAATCCAACCACTTAGACCGCTATTCTTGTATCCAAACGTCTATTATTATGTTATCACTATCGCAATTTATGACGAATGACGTCGAATGTTCAACATCTATAGATGCTACATAAGTGCAATTATCTTGACTTTCTTCGCAAGACATACAAGTCTCACCTTGTTCATCGTAATCCTCAAAGGCTTCACATATATCTGTATCAAAATCATCTATATTCCTACCAATAAATTTTTTTAAATTGGTAAGGACACCGGCTTTTGTTATTCGTGGCTCATCTTTTTCCCAAGTCGTTTTTAATATATCGCTATCTAACACATTATATGCTTCTTCATCTTCATTAGTATATATATAATCGTTAGAATATAGAGTACAACATATTCTATCTATTTCTTTTATTTTATCTTCGCTTTCTGCGAAAAAATAGATGTCTGTTGCATATTCATACTCCACATCGCAGGGGCTATAATTTTCTTTCCCAGCTTTAACACTGTATCCGTCATTCGACAAAATAGCCGCCCCTTCTTCGTAATTTTTTCCTTTCAATTCGTTTAGACTTATCATATCGTTCTTACTTCCTTTCTTTAATTGTTTACAGTTGGTAAATCTTTCGTTTTTCCCGACGTGTTTTACTCAACAACTTCCCAGCTGCTGCCATTATCAAACTCACTAGAATATCTGTTCAACACATCTACCAGCTCCTGAAGGCTCTTAGCTTCCTTGATACCTTTCTTGTACTCTTCCCACGCCTTAAGATATTCGGCGAAGTTGTCTCCGGTATAATCTTCTTCCGTCATCTTCATTTCTGGATAATAATATTCCTTAGCTTCTTCTAAGCTCTCAAATTCAACCTCTTTGTCAAAATCATTTACTAACTTCATAGCTTTCACCTTTAACCTTTCTTATTCTTCTATTCTTTCCCAATATGCTCTTACAATTTCAATCTCTTGTTCGTCGTTAGGTTCTCCACTTAAATTACACAAAATTGTATAATTAATCAAATCCGCTTGTTCATTCTTCATTGATGAAGAGTAAAAATAATCTTCATTTTCTGCGGCAAA